AGGACCGTCTAAACAGGGACCACCTCGGCGACTTCGGAAGCCCTGAGTACGCTCAAGAAGAACTTGTTGCAGAAATAGCTTCAGCATTCTTCATGACTGCACACGGTTTAACTCCTGAACCAAGAGAAGACCACGCTCAATACCTTGCATCATGGCTTAAGAAGCTCAAGTCTGACCCAGATGCGCTTAAGAATGCTTTTGAACAAGCCCAGAAAGCGCACGACTACGCAATATCACTCTCTCCATCGATGAGCAAAAAGCTTGGCAGAAAGGTTGCCGAGGCTGGAGTCGTACCTGGGAACAGGGATGCTACGTATGACGGAGCACCTGCTGCTCTCTCGTCTGGAAGACGTAGCAAGTATGTGCTAAATCCTGAGGGGACAGTAAGAACTCTTGCTGATGAAATGGGCGCATTTGGTGATGAGGTTCTCACTGAATTCGATATGCGCAGAGGCTATCGCGATGGCGACAGAAGTTGGTTTGAGGCAAGCGCCTTCCTAGGTGGACGCTCGCGCCCGAGTCAGTGGAATGTAAGCCAGGATGAATCCGGTGAGTGGTTTGCTGAATTGATGGTCATGGACGGTGTCGGTGAAGACGACGAAATCGACTGGGACATTGCCGGAGTTGGCTCGGAGGGTTTTAAGTCCCCAGAAGATGCAGCACGATGGGCTGACTCTTATGAAAACAGCCGCATAGAATGGCAACGCAAGTTTAAAGCAGAAACCGACATTGAAAAAATTGCCGAAATGCTCAAAGAAGAGGAAGCACGCCGAGACGCAGAGTACGAAAATTACAAGAGAGCTTCAAGAGAGCGCGCAGACAGACAGGAATATGTCCGGATGATGGCGCAGATAGATGAATCACGCCTTGACTGGAGCGCAGAAGACTGGGCAGACGAAGCTAGCGATATCCAGGCTGAATTGATGAAAGAAAACAGCAGACTTTCATCCGGGGTTCGCTCTAGATACGACGAAACTCCTGCTGAGGAAATTGGCTTAGTCACAGACGCTCTCAAGAGAACGGATGAGGCTGGCTCAAACTCAAGGCACATCGCGGCAAACTTGCCTGCGGTTCCTGTTGAAAAGTATGACTTTGATTCCATACGCAGAAACGGTGAGGTCATCTCATTTACTTACAACGGCAAGCCACGAATGGTTTATCCAACCGGAATGATGACCAAGAAGGGCGGAGGAATATACTTCATAGGACTTGATGAGGAATCGGGTCAGTATAGAAGTTTCAGTCTCCACAAGATTGAGGGCTTGATTGACGGCGCAGTTGCCCCAATCAATCCAACACAACCTGGAGTCCCTCAAGGAACGTCTTTCTCTTCTGGAAGAAGAACGAGAAGTTTGGTTTCTAGCAGGATTCCTGGCGGTGGACGCCTGAGTTCTGGAAGGTCACCAGAAGACATCAAGTCCGAGTTTGAAAAGAGCGGGCAGTTCAACAATCCAGTAACACAGGATGCTCTTGATGGGAAAATTGGCTTCCTTCCAAATGGTGGACGTGGAAGGATTGCTCTAGAAGACCATAAAAAAGCTATTGACGCAATCGATGACTTAGTTGCTACGAGGGATGAATACATCCGCGCAGCTCTTGATGGTAAGAAAATCACAAAGCAAAGTACACCAAGCATCGATGATTTGACTGGACAAATTTCAGATGATGATATGGAATTTATTGACAGACTTGATTCAGCAATATATGACATCGAATCACAGCTGGAAGACCATGTAGAGAATCTTGCACTCCTGAATCAGCAAACCGATGATTTGCGCGAAAAGATAGGCCTTCTAGAAAATTCGTACAGAAACAGCTGGAGAGATGGCGGCAAGGTTGACTTCGAGTCAGCAATGCAAAAGCATATAGACGATGCTGACGGGGATGCCGCTGATGCCGTTGATTCGATGAGATTTGATGCTCAGGAAATCCAAGGAGTACTTGAAGATATCGAGGCAATCGACGATTCGTTCATTCGCTCCTCACTGCAGAGTCAAATAAATGAAATTGAAGACTTGGTTGACTCAATCAACAACACAACAAAGCCGGAAGATTTTGCTGCAAAACTCAGCGACATGTACTACGGTGCAATCAACAGGCTAGAGAGAGAGCTAAGCGACCTCTTTGGGATAGGTGAGTCTTTCGAGGAAAGCGGAGTATCACTAAACAGAGAGAGCAAGGGCGGTCTTCCTGAAGACATTTTCTCACCTAGCAACCTCTCTAACTTCGACATGGTTGAAGGCGATGTAGCCGACTTCCTGGAGCCAGGAGATGCTCCAGGACTTAGCTCTGGAAGAAACAGAAGAACACAGGGTTCAAAACGACGACCAATGTCAGATGCCGACAGACAGGCGTTTGCTGATGGCGTAAGACAGAGAGCAGCAACAATTCCGGGCAAGAAGCGACCTGGACCAAGCAAAGACGAATTCGGCACTGAAAAATTCAGTTCCGGAAGACTCAGGATGCCTGGTGAATTGCAAAGAAACAAGGTTGGCCGAGAGTTGGCAGCTGATGTCAAAATAAAGTTTGGAAAAACTTCAGAAAATAACGACAGGTCTCCAGATGGTAAGTGGATGCTTGACGCCAGGAAGCTGCAGCAAATTCTGAAAGACGAAAACGGCAAGCCATTGAGCAAAGAACAAATTGCAGATTACCTCGGTATAAGCGAGATAGAAGCAGAGAAGATGTTCAAAGAAGGAGCAGGCATTTCCGAAGCTGATGCTTACGCCTTGATTGACAGAGCATTCTCTGACAGTTCAAACCCTTTCCAGACAAGCGACATAATTGATGGAATTTGGGGCTTTGGTGCTAAGCCGTACTGGTACGACAAGGACGGAAACCAGCTCACTCGTGAGCAATATGATGACTTCCTTGACGAGGGAATCTACATGGCTGGACTCATGTCCCCTGCAGACATGGTTGAGACTGAGCAAACCGTTGCACAAGAAATTTCCAAGGGCGGATTCTCTGTTTCCGCGCTTTCAGATTCACTTGGCGTCGAGTCAGATGCAGAACTATCTGAAGCCCTGACGTTTGAAGTTGACGGAGTGACGTTCACGCCGACACCAATACAGCTCAAAAAATGGAAACAAGAAGGCGTCCCAACAGGAATAGTTGAACAACTTGTTAATCAAGGCATAATCCCAAGCGCTGGCGAAGTATTCGGTGAAGACGGCACCAAGTTTGACAACTCAATTCCCCAATTCTCGCTCTGGAGAAACGTTGTTGACGCCGTTGAAAGAAGTGGCAAAAAGGTTAAGTGGGACGATATCGATGAGGTGCTTGGTGCGGCAAAGATAATCAGCCGTCTAAAGACCTTTGAACAAGGCAAGCAGCCAAAATTCAGCCCTCGTGTTGGAAAAGCGCTTCGTTACTCTGATGAAGAAGTTCAGGAAATAGTTGACAGACTCAACAAGAAGTACGACTTAAGCGAAACCGTTGACTCAGTCAAGGGTGGAGGTTCTATGAGCAGTGGAAGAAGAGCCGCTCGCAGAATAACCAATTCTGGTCAGGAAGCAGTTACAAAACTCTCTTCCGGGCGAGAAAACAACGGAGCCCCAGAAAACATAACCCCAAGAATGCAAAAAGAAATAATGGGCTGGGCAGAAAATGCCAAATGGAGTGGATTTGCTCAAAGCCTTGTTTCTCAATTCAAAGCCAAAGGATTCTTGTCTCCAACTCAATGGACAAAACTTCTTCAGCTTCACGACAACTCACAAAGAAGACGTTAATAGATAATTAGAAAAGCGTTTTATTAATACTTCCCATAGCGGCGCTATGGTAGGTTATACTTTTACAAACAAATAATTTAATAAACAGTTGGCTATTTAGCCTTCTGCATACCATTAGGCGCAAGGAGCTCTATTTTATGGCTTACGACGACAAGGCAACAGTGAGTATTGACAGCGAAGGGGCTGTGCTCAAGTGCGCCAAAGGAGCTGATGCATCTGCGTGCGGTTTCACTCCAGGAGCAAAGGTGTGCGGCAAATGTGGCGCTATGCCAGTAGAGATGAAGATGGTACCGGCAACAGACCTTGACATCGCTGATGAAGACATGACCGAAGAGGACATGCAAAAGATGTACGGCATGATGCCAAAGAAGAAGCCAATGAAGGGTATGGGCATGGAAGAAGACATGGAGTCCGAAGAGGATGACATGGAAGAAGAAGACATGATGGATGGCGGGGAAAAAGTCAATACCGCCATGCAGAAGTTTAAGAAAAAAGGCGATGAAGAAGAGATGGTGGACGAAGAAGAAGAGGACATGGAGTCCGAAGAGGACGACGAAGAAGAAATGTCCGAAGAAGAAAAAGGCTCGATGGAGGACGACATGGACTCCGAGGATGAAGAGGACATGGCGGAAGCCGAGAAGCAAAATATCATGATGGAAAAATTCCGCAAGCGCCGCATGGCGACAATGGGAATGAAGTCAGATGAGCTTGGCGAACATGATTACATCTGCGCAATTGAGCGTAAGTCTTACTCTGCTGTAACTTCTGTTTGCGACAACTGCCCAGGCGGATGTATCGCAGAAAAAGGAATGCCAGGCCTCTTGAGTGTTGAGGGGATGGCTGAAGAAATGTTCGACGGAAAAGTAATCGATTCAGGTTACTCACCAGATGCTGACATGTTCGTCATTGATGTTCAGGGCAAGGATGGCAAGGCAGTCGAAGTATTCATCGACGGAACTTCTGCAGAAGTTATGGGCTGGCACAAGCTCGATGAAAGCGTGTTTGAACAGAAGACAGCAATTGATGAACTCAATTTGATTAGCTTCACCGATGCAGCTGAAATCGCAGTCAAGTCAATTGACGGTCATGTAGTTGCTGTTGAGCCAGACAACTTCGAAGGCATCGACTCATACGCTGTTGAAATCGAAGGATTTGACGGAAAGTCATACGATGTATTCGTTGCTCTTGATGGCGAAGTTCTTGGTTACGACAAGTACGAACCAGAAGAAGCAGAAGAGATTGAAGCTGAAGCAGCAGAAATTGCGTTGAAGCGCGCATTCACAGAAGAACAGCGTGATTCGATGGCCAAAGAAGGAAACGCGCTTCCAGATGGTTCATACCCAATTTCGAACGAGTCTGACCTCAGAAATGCAATCCAAGCATTTGGTCGCGCAAAGGATAAAGAAGCTGCAAAGCGACACATTCTCAAGCGCGCTCGCGAACTCGGCAAAGAAAACTTAATCCCAGCAGGCTGGGTTGCCGGTGGCGAAGGAATGAGCAAGAAGGAAGATGAAACTCTTGATGGAGATTTCATGAAGTCCCTTGTTGAATTCCAGCTGCTCGAAGCAGAAACTGACACAATCTAAGAAAGGGCGGCCCGCCATGACGGGTAAGCCGTTCTATAAAACACGTACAATCACATCCGAGAGGCTTGTATCACCGCTCGCTGGCAGACGAGACCTCAACGACGCAGCAATTGCGTTCAAGAAGGCTGTAACTGAATCAATAACAAGGCCAACGCTAAACGCCGGGCTGTCTGTAAAGGCGCTTGATGGCGCAACAGGTAACGAGACATACAAAGACACCGACGGGAAAAAGAGGACCAATAAAGGCGGAACGCCTGGAATGGTTGAACGTCTAAACGGGTACAACTATCTTCCAGGTCAAAAGTGGGAAGAAGGCAAAATCCTCAATCTTTTCCCATCAGTTAAATTGCGGAATACTGCAGTAAAGAAACCAAACTTTGGATGGGTCGATGAGCCACGTTCTGTTTCAGCTGACGAGTATGCAAAAATCCTCGCAGCAAAACCAAAACTACGAATAAGAAAATATAAGGTCAACCAAAAAACTGATGAGATAATCGAAGAATCAGAACAAACTCTTGACCCATTTAGTCTTAACGGAGAAAAGACTGTCAACCCTTCTGGCTACAGTGAAAAAAGGCTTCCAGGCAGAACGATTGGGCAAAGAGGAAGGTCTCTAATTGCTAGGGCTGCCAGCGCATTTGGAATCATTGTTGATGAAAATGGAAAGTTTAGATGCCCACCAGGTACACCTGCGGCAAACCAGTTCACCGACAATGCAGGAACAAACTGTTTCGGAATTTCAGCATCAGAGATATTCGACTTTGCTAAAAGGATGGCAAGTGGGATTGATGTCAGCAAAGAAACTGGTGTAAAACACACAACAAAAAAACTTTTTGAGTTTCTATCATGGCTTGATAACGGAGCAATACCGGGAATCGGTAGAACCGTATGGCGTGATGAAAACGGCAAAAGAATCAAGAACATCAAAAAGTGGCGTGAAGCGAGCCTCAGCGACAGAAATAGCAGGGTATTTGTTGATGGAATGATTCGCGCTCAAGACAAGCTTGCTCAGCAGGACATAAACATCGCAAGCCTGATGGACTCGCTTGGGGTAATCAGAACAGATGAAAAGATAAAAACAAACGACGACGTATTTGAGGTTTTCCAGAAGCTGAGAGACAGCGGTGCATGGACGATAGATACAAGCACAAGACTATCCGCAGAGGACATTGACAAGATAGTAAAAGCAAGACTTGCGCACGTTCCGGGCTTTTCAGGCCTAACTCCAGAGCGTCAAAAGAGCTTGATTGCAGCAGACACAGAGCGCTGGTACACAACCGAAAGAGCTCTACTTGAATCGGCTCTTGACTCATTCATTGCTGACCCAGAACATATGAGAACTATTGCACGTATAGATTTTCAAGTTAAAAGTCCTGACGACCCACGCATGGACGAAGCATCTACTGGTGGGTACACATCGCCAGACAGCAAACGCGTGATGAGCGTTATATATGTTGATATTCCCGAGATAATGAATAATCAGGAAGCATTAATACCAAGTCTTGCTCCAGGCGAAAGAATGAGGATTGATTTTGTTGGTGGTAAAACCGATTCAGAAAGAGCAACTGCTTTAACTGACTTCTTGGTTACCGTTGACGGGCATTCAAAGCAGCTTGCGGCAATGGTTGAAGAACGAGCATTTGCGCGACATATTATGAAGCACGAGATTGCCCACACTATTCAAATGCAGGCTTTCAACCGAGAAGCAGAACGACAGATTAGAACCAACGGTTTCATTACTGTCCTCAACGACAAGGGCGAGCCTGTAAGGGTGGAGAATATTAGAGACCTCACTAGCGGAATGGTGATGAGTCTTATGGCAAAGGCTGGCGATGGGATTGACCTTGAGTCGCTTAAAAATGCGTTATCCAGAACGGATGTAGTCGGATTTCTCGCTGGAGAGTATCCAAAAATGTATTTCAATGATGAGTACGGAGCAGAGCATTGGGCTCTAGAGGCTGCTGCAGAACTTTGGGCTCTCAGGGACCTTGGTCTCATCTACGGTGACGACATTGACGCTGCGCTTGAGTGGATGGATGACGTATCTGACGGCAGGTACATTGACATTAGAAGAAGGTCTGATGCAGATGGTCTTCGAGAAATTGAGGCTCGTTACTACGAGAACCTTGGTCCAGACCCAGAACTATCTGGAAACAGTATTGCAGAAGTGCGAGAGCGACTTGAAGTAGCACACAAGAAAGAGCTGTCGCTAATTGAAGAATGGTCACAGGATTCTTCTACAACAAATGGCGATTTTATCGACGCCCTTGCCGGTCTCGAATATAACAGGGAAGCCTACAACGATGCATTTGACAATCTCGAGGCAACTGGCGAAAGCAAGGATTCTCCTGCGTTCAAGAATTTAAATAGAAAAATCAAAGAAAACAACGCAAAGATTGCTTTGATAGAAAAGAAATGGGCTGAAAGATTTAGCAGCGAAGACAAAGACAGACGGCGCAGCGACGTTAAAAAGATGCGCGAATCAGTTCGCGAAAAGATGTTCTCAGAAGGGAACCTTAGACCAAAAGAAATGGCTGCGCGTTCTCGCCAGCAAGAGATAAAGAATCTGCAACAGCAAGCCGAAGATATGACGGAAGATGAGTTTGTACAGAAGCTTGCTGATATCGAAATATCCCTGAAGGAGCCAGGACTCTCCGCCGACGATAAATCAGTCCTGCTTGAAGACAAGAAGATGTTGAGAGCAATATTTAAGTCAAAACTTGAAGGCTCTGATGACGCAAAAGTTTGGGCAAAGCAAAGACGTGAACTTGATACAAGAATAGATGAAATCGTAAACCCACCAAGGCAACAGGCGCTAAAGAAAACCAAGAAAGTCAAGACAGATAAAGCTGGCGCTAGTTACGCGAAGAAGATTCAAAGAGACGAATCTTTAGCAATGACTGAAGAACAGGCTATTGCAGTAGAGCGACTAGGCGACCCAGAACTCACTGACATCGGAAACCTTGTTGACCCTGACGGGAATGTTTCTGCGGTAAAGAATATAAATCGACGTTACAGAAGAGCACAAAGAAGCGCTGGCGACCTATCTCCAGAAAGCGAAACAGCATCACTCGAAGACCAAATCGAGAAAGTTCTTATTCCAGCAATGGAGGCAATGGACGAGTCTTCAATCCCTGATGACCTAGAAATTGAAGCAGAGATTTATTTTGGTGTAACAGATAGCGGATTCAAGGATGTAAGCGAATACTTTGATAATCAGAGTTTTGTAAGCGGACGAATCATTACAGATGAATCACCACACAAACCAGGTGAGGCACGTGATGCTGATGGAGATGTAATTACTCGTGCTGGCAAGGAAAAGACTCGCGTAATAGTCCAGGTTTCAAAAGGTGATAAAGGACTGTTCAGGACAAACGAGACTGAACTTGGAGAAGAAGGAGCCCTTGTTCTTCCTCCAGGAAAAATGAAAGTTGTCGACGTAAGGCCTGATGGGACAATCGTTCTGCGTGTCCAAGAACAGGACAATGTCGTCGACGTCTTGGACAGAGTCTCTTCCTCGATTGGCGAAGAGGGTCCTGGTGCTGGACAGCACGCAAAGGGGACAAAAAAGAAAATTGACAGAGTTGCTAATAAGTACGTTGCGCAAAGAAGAGAGAATGGTCTTTCTTCTACACCATCACGACCAAAACGTGAAGTTGAAATTGAAGATAAGAACGTAGAAGTTAAACGTCAAGTAATAAGCGCTGGTGGTTCTTTCGGTGAGCCACCGTCCGAAGACTACATAGCCGAAATTGGTAAGACCCCACTGGTTCAACCAGCAGAAGCTGATATTAAAGATGCCAGAGACATGTATAAAGCTAGAACTGGCAAAGAGTTTGATTTAAGTTCAATATATCTTTTGAACGTAGAAGAACTGCTTAATTATAGAGCTCGGCTGTACAAAGCAATGCTTGACCCGGACTTTAGAAATAGAGATGACAACCCATATGACTATGATGGCCTAATTGCCGAAGTGGATAAAACATTAGCCTATCGTGGTGAGATAGTCGCAAATCTTCCAAAGACACCACCGCGAGACTATCCCTACATTCCTGGAACTTTAGAAAGGTCCCCATACGAGACGTCTATCGCGAGGGTCCCACTCGTCCAACCAGCAGAAGCCGACATCAAACCAGACCCGGTCGACCCAATAACCGGAAGACCGCGGCTGACAACAGTATTCCGCATGGACGTTGATGAGCTGGTTAATCGAAGAGCAGATGTTTACAGACGGCTCCTTAACCCAGACTATGCAAATGATAGAAAAGGTTGGCAGGGAACAGATAGGGCAACCCTCAAGTCTATTGACGACGAACTTGCAAAGCGTGGAGAAATAATTGCAAATCTTCCACAGCCACCTGAATTCGACCCTGACCATGTACCTGGAACTAAAAAGCGCGCACCATACAAGACTTCAGCAGGTGCAGCATTAGACCCAACTACGGGAAGTGAGGTTCTTGGCATCCCACAGACGCGCGAAGAAAGAAAAGTCGTAAGAGCCACTAGGGCAAATATGACGTTTGAAGATATCAAGCGCGTCATGGCTGGCGAGAGTCCAAAAGAAGTAATGAACGACATGTCGAGGGAATCATTAGACCCGGCAGTAGCTGATGTTGTTGCCAGAAAATCAGTAGAAGCAATTCTTAAAGATATCGAAGATGCAGCGGTCGAATTTCACGCAGGGATAGACAAGCGTCCACGCGTAAGAATGACAGAGAATCAACTTACAAAATTTGCTGACGATGGCGAATTCTTGCCAACTGAGACAGACGATATCGTTCTTGAAAGTGGCCCAATTGGTCGCAGACTTGAGAGAAGATTAAACCCAAGAACAAGGCGCACAGCTCCAAAACTGTCGTCTGGAGCAAATATATACAGAAAAATTGAACGAGCCGAAACTTTTCAAGACGAGGATGAGCTTGGAGTAAAAAGAGGAAAAGAAATTTCTGAAAAACCAGAAAAACTTTCATCTGGGGCAATAGAGAGAACGCTAAAACCTGGAGACCTTAAAAAATCTCCAACTCAAGGATTTGCAAAAAAGGAAGGACGATTCGGAGAAGAAAGGAAGGCATTTGATGTATACGACATTGGAGGGGAGTCTGTCGTATTCGGTGGTCCGACTAATGATTTTGAAATGGAGTCAGACACTGAGATAAAAAATGTGCCGATAAATCCTTACGCCATAACCGGTCTGGATAGAACAAGTGATAAAGGACAGGAACTTGCTGAGAAGTGGGTAGCTGCCCGCGCCGCGCACCTCAGTGAAGGAGGAAGTCCTGGAAGGTCAACAAATGTTGACGCATTGCTTTATGCGTCTGTTCGTGGTGATGATGACGCAGCAAAAGAGTTCGACAGGCTTTCTGAAATTGGTTTGAAGCTTATTGCTGAAGAAAGAGAAAAATCTATTGAAGGAATATCTTTCTCTGAGGACGACCTTTTGCAAGAACGGAAAGAGGGTCTGGACAAGATTGGTGTGGATGATTTGTACTTGGTTCACGAAACTCAGTACGACCCACCACTGGACGCTGACGGGAACATAATACTTAAACCACTTAGCGCCTATGAATTGACCTCTGATTCAGGAGAAAAGGTAACCGTCCAAAGACACACTATACACTTTGCGCTCAACCATATGGCTGGTGGTCATATTGCTCGCCAACAAAAACCAGGTTCGAATGTGATAGTTGTTCGACTTAGAGATGTATTGGAAAATAATCCAGACAGCGTAGATTCTCTTTTCCCAGTTGACACCGTCTTAACACCTAAACCAGGTGGCGGAATAAAGATGCCAAAGGGTAGTTTTCAGGTTGTAAAAACAACAGAAGACGGTGATTCAAATGAAATGGTCAGAACAGCACTAAAAGAACTTGGTGCAAAACATTTCTTTAAACCCGGAGAATACAGCTCATCTACTGGAGCGGAATCGGCCGTGAGAAGAATTGCAAAAGGCGAGGGATTTAATTATCAAATGCATTCAAATATGCCACATGCATATATTGAAATGAATGCTTCCGGAACAGAAGAGCAGTTAGGCAGACCGTCAACACTTGAACTGTGGCCACAAGAACTAGCGCGAATGAGCAAAAATGCTCAAAAGAGCGTTGGCATATCAGACAAATTTACTGGGACAACAGGGGTCATGGTAGGCGATAGATTTTCGTCTGGCCGTCGAACCACGAACAAGCCAAGTAAAACACAGAGAGTTGCCGGAATTGCTGGCAGTCGCGCAACAGGAAGAGTGTTGGACGCAGTTCTGAAGCGTTCTGGAGCAGACGAAGACACTCGTGAACGCGTTAAGTACGGCGTGAATATGGCTGGCGCTCTTGCGGCTGGTGGTCCTGTTGGTTTTGCAACCGCGCTTGCAGTTGACGTTGCCAGAAGAGCTGGAAGAGAAGTTGCCGAGCGTGGTCTAGAAGAAGCAGTTCAAAGAGGGAAGATAACTCAAAACCAAATGGATGTTGCAATGTCCGCCGTGGACAGAGTCGCACCAAATGGCCTTCCGGACCCAGTGGTGGACAAGCTTGCAGACGCTTGGACTATTGCTTCAGATTTTATTGATGAGCGAGTCGTTACAGATGAGAACAAGCAGAGGCTTGATGAATTTGGTGACATCATACGCGGTGAGGGGGCTGAACTTTTGGAAAATGCTGGCGAGATAGTCGGTTCAGCCAGAGACAAAGTTGGAAAGAAATTCAAAAAACTAAAAAAGAAAAAAAACACCGAAGATGGTATTGGCGAAGATGGTATTAGTGATGGACCAGACCTCGCTGAGCTGCGTAGTCGTTTTGGCTCCGAGTCACTACCAGCATCAAGTGAATATGATGACCCATTTGATGGTTACAATGAGAACGATTACACACCAGCAAAAACAGAATACGACCCATTTGGGGATTCTGCTTTCAGTTCTGGGAAAAGAGCTGGCCGCTCATCTGATGCATTTAGAGATGAGTACAACAGCAGAATTGGTATTAGCAAATCAACCCCAAACTCTGCAAAACCAGTAAGCGGATATGTTGTGCATCGTTCACACAACGAAGAGAAGAAGAGGCAGATAGCCGCATCTGGCAAGGGGAACATCGGAAGTGATGCAATCTTTGAGATTGGCGATAATGACGTGGTTGGCGACGGTCTTACTGCACTCGGAGAAATAGAGGTAATCCTTAAGCCTGAAGTGTCTAATCGCACCGCCTATGGGCGTGGAGAGGCTCTACAGTCGGCGCACAGACCAGTAGCGATGAACTCCAACGACCCTGACGACATTGCCGACGCAATCATGAATGCTGACGGAATTTCTTCAAAGAAACAGAACACTGAAGCAATGCTTCATCTACTCGGAGCAAAGATGGATAAGAACTTTTCTTCCGTCAATGCGTCAATGGATGAAAATGGAAAGATGGCACCAGTTGGGTCAGTTGACTCATCGGCTCGTTCCCATGAGCCATTTGAGGCTCAGATTCTTGGTGGATTCAAGAAGAATGAAGTTGAGGGAATTCACTACCCGTATTCAAAGGTGGCCAAGATTGCTGAATCAGAAGATATCTCAGATGTGGTGAACGACAGGTCGCTTGCATCAAAACTTGAGAAACTTGGATTCACGCCAGAAGAGGTTGCCTACTTCTATTCAATATCTGGGGGCAAACCACTGAATACGGCAAGCATGGTCAAGCTCAAGGAGTACCGCGCCGCCAAGAAGATTAAAGAGAAGTATGAAGGCATGGGAGTTGGTTATGTTAAGTTCGCTCACCCACAGGGAATAAACATCGAGAACCCTCGCTCTTACGACAAAACAGCCAGTCCAACAACCAGGGTTGATGAGATAATTAAAAGAAACATCGATGCAGAAGTTGAAGCAGAACTAAAGAAAACACTTGACAGCATCAGAAAAAGCGGACAATTAGATTTGATGGTCGACTAATCATGAAAGCTGTACTTGTTGGAACATACGACGGCAATAAGGTTTACTACGACGTGGACGCAAAGGCTGGAGAAAAGGACGGAGCAATCGTTAGGCCAGATGGCTCTTCTGTAAAGATTCACTTCTTTTCATGGGCTTCAAAAGCGCAAGGATTAAACAAGATTAGAAACACCAAGTTTCATCGTTCTCTATGGGATGCTCCCAAGAATCCAACAAAGGGCAAGTGGTATGAGACGTTCATCAAGAAAGATGTCGAAATAGAAAAAGAAGTTCTTGAGGGCATAACAACACTGTCAACAGTTGGTGAAACAAAAGTGAAGCTCGAAAAGAAGAATGCACGAGCAATTGACTTTATAAATAATAAGAGTCTCATTAAAATGGTAGATTATAAGGTAGACAATTCCGCAAATAAACACGAGGATGGCAATGAGTTCTGAATTCGAAAATAACGAAGTGAAACTCGACCCTCTTGGCGGAATAATCCCTCAAGAGCTGGTTACTGGCGACCTGCTCCGTGGATACGGCCCTCGTCGTGGAAACCTAGAAAGACTTTTACGCTACTGGCGACCAATCATGCGCAAACCAGGCGGATTCCGTCGTTGCCGAGTGATTCTTGCAAACCACCCAGAGCTATACCCATTGAACAATATTTGCGCATGGTTACATCATGAAACAACTGGTCTTTGGCCAAACGAGGGATGCCATCATCCGGGCATGAAGAATTGCCGCGGAAAGCTCAAGAAGAGAAATTGGACGAACACTGAGTTTGCCAGCCATCTCCGCAGCGCCGCAAAGAGAACTGCAAAGAAGTCATTAAATGACTCGTACTACGAAGATGATGTTTTCTTCCATGAATTCAAAGGCGCTAATGACAAAAAGCCAAATGACGTAGTAACCGAATCAGACATTCTTCACGCTTTTAGCGTTTTGCGTGACTTCATTGAGATGGAACCAAAGTTTGCAGAATTGCTCAGGGATGACAATAACTGGGAAATGGAGGGTGAAGACGAAAAAGGCGAAACCGTAAAGTTTGAAATCCCTTCTGGTCGCAAGTCTGCAGAATGCTGCGGTGGGGATTATGAGTGAAATTGATGGCTCATTGCCATGCTGCCCTGAGCGTGCCGTAGTTGTCGCGCGTATCGTAATTGCAGATATTGATGCAAAGAATCTGCATAATATTGCGCGCTCAAGAATGAAGCTTTCTGAAAATGTAGTGTCATTCAAGGCTTTATCCAAGCGTAATGGCACGGACAGAATACTCAGAAAGAGTGCATTTGACTCTGTAGAGATACAGACAAAAGCATCACGCATTGGTTCAACATTGAGAAGCCTTGCTATACCCGGAGACTCAGACCCAATTCGTTCTCCAGTTCGTTCTGCTATATACAGAACACTTACCCCTGGAAAGCCTGGTGGTGTCGGTGGTTCAAAGCCAGGACAAAATCGTGGCTACAGATGTCCAGAGGGCTACCAGTACGGTGGAAGATTTACTGACTCTCGTCTATCAACTTGCGGAGCAAAACTTTTTGATATTCCGTCACCACTAAGGATGCTCGTTGCTGCTCTTCGACGCGCAGGACGCGGACCAGCAAAACCAGAGCCCGTAACAGGAAAACCTCTTACCGGTGGCGACCTGCCTGGAAATCTGATTGAATCACGCAAGCCACAGATTCCAAAAGTATCTCTTGATAATCCACGTTCTGCTGCTGAACAAGTAAAAGGAATGGTTTCAGAAATTGGTGGATATAACGGCAAGGCTACAAGAATGGTTAGAAGAGACGGTTTTGTTTTAGAGCCAGTAGTCCCTGCAAAGGTTTTGAGAGCAATCCCGGATAACAGAGACATGGAAGGCGCAACATACATCCTTTCAGCTCTTTCTCCAGATGACATAGGCAACGACGAGCTTGGACTTCTTTCGAATACTGGCGTTAAGTCTCTTGTCTATGTTTTGCCTGGTGGCTCCACAATCACGCTAGAGAAGGCAAGAAAGCTTTCAGTTGGTGAGAGAAGGAAACTTGGTCGCACTGTCAATACGGCAATTGAGTCGCAGTCAACATCCGACCCTGCATCGAAGCTGAAGATGGTTGCAGACGAAACGGGTGATGGAATTAGATACTCGGAAAACTTTATAGGACTAAAGAATCCAAACGAGATAGTAAAAGGTAAATTTCGTTGGGCCACAGAGGCTTTCTCCGGAAAAAGAAGGCCAAAAGCTCCTGCAGGAGAAAGTGCAGCCGTTGCGAGACAGTCGTCATCAAATGCTCAAACTGGGAAGAAAATAACCTCACTTGAAGCTGCAATTGAACACATCTCTGCTGGTGGCTCGATATCTATGGTTTCAGCGGAAATCATGCCAAAACTATTGTCGAACAGCAAGCTTATACAGGAAAGAAAACTTGCAAACAACCAGTCTCTTCTAACGATTGGCGCAGATAAATACTTTCTTTACTCATCTCCAGACAAGTATCAGCACTTGGCTGAAAGATTTGCGTCAGATGTTCAGCAACATCTTGGCCTACAATCCCCTGACGTAATCTTTGCTGACAAGCCGTCTGATAAGAGAAGATATATCCGAGAAGATGTCGAAACAGCGCTAAAGGGCGCAAAATTTAGCCCTGACGTAAAGTTCTCGGACCTCAAGCCAGAAGATGTTGCTACGATAATGATTTCTGATTTCTTGACAGACCAAAGAGACAGACCAAGTTCTTCAATTTACCCATTAACAACCCCTGAAGGCGCAGTGCCGATGCTTGCACAGAACGTGACCTCTGGGTTGGTTGACCTTGACAAGATTCAAATATCCAAGAGAACAAAAATGACCATCGCTGGTTTTTACCAGGGTTCAAACGGTGCCAGGTACTCCGAGTACTACAACAACTTGAAACAGGACCAGCAGGTTGCGTATAGAAAACACATTGAAGCCCTACTCAAGAGGGCACGCTCTTTTAAGATGAATGAGCTACGTAGAAGATTCGAAAAAGATGGTCTCTCGGCCGGAGAAAAGACACACTTGTCGATAGTAGAAACTTTATACAAAAACCGACTAGAAACACTTTCTAACAGCAAGAGAAGCATTGTTGAAGTACTCAAAGGTGGAACAAATGCCTGAAATACTCGTAATTAAAGATGTAGTCAGAGATACTCCATTTGCACTAGTTGTGAAAAGTGATGATTCTTTGTCTTTTTATGGTTTCCATGAAATGGGTTCGGATTGGGCTGAGCACGCCCAAAAGACAGTTTCTTCAGAAGCTGATATAAAAGCTCCAGAATGGACTGAATCAACTACATTCAAGTCTGTTAGCGATAATGCAGCAAAATCAATTATTGATAAAACATTGTCAAAGAAAATAGAATTGAATGAATTTGCCGAAAAGGTAATTAAGAAGACTTTTGCTTCAAAAACTATTTTTGTTGGTAGAACCATAATTAACAAGAATTCAGAAATTGAGACTAAATCAGAGAAAGTGGATAAAAATTCATCAGAATTCTCAAAGTTCGACTACAGAGCAAAATCTTTCAAAAATAAAATTAAAAAGATTTCTTTGATAAAAGAGGCAAAAAGTAAAAAAGTCTCAATCGATACTAAATCTGGAAAATTTATCGACCAACGCTCAGAATACAAACAATCCTTTGAATCTATGAAAATTCAAGAAACAGCAGGATTTGGCATGTCAAGAAAGATATCTCGATTTATTGACGAGAAGTCAGAAATTGGCTGCACGAGCAACCGCTCGCTGAGAAGAGTTAAATCAATATCTGAAAACCAAGAATTAAGCCATGGCACAAGAATAAGCAAAGCTATAGAGCAAAGACTGAAGCGATTCTAAGATGGCTAAGCAAAAAGAATTAGTCAAGAAGATGGAAGCTCTTCGTGTTGCAGAAATGATTGGATGCAGAGGAGCACACAAAGACGAAGACGGGAATTGGATGCCTTGTGCTTCAATGGATTCCTTGGAGCGAATTTCCAATAGAGCCGAAACTTCTAAATGGAAAGAGAAGTCATCGTTCGAAGGGCGTTTAGAAAGAGAAGAAGTAGGTCGTAAGAAACGCAAGAAAAAAAGAGATGGTTGGGAAAAACTTAATGAACGGCCAATACAGGGGATTAACGGCTCTGCTCCAGGAATAACTTCTGGCCCAAATCAGTTCGCCCCACCCCAAGCCGTTGGCTCATCCGTATCAAGCGGCTCAACTGTTTCTGGCGGCCCAACAATGAACATGTTTGGTGCGAGCATGGCAAAAGCGGCAATGACTGGACCTCAATACGTTAGAGACAACGACCCAGATGTTTTTACTGACCCAGAATCAGCTCGTGCTCGTTCGCGTCAAATGGGGTGTATTGGGATAAGCAGAAGAATATCCAAAACTGGCAGGGCAGTTTGGATGCCATGCACAAACATGAGTGATTACGCCCGTTTAGCCGGCACAACTTCGCTTGGGCGAAGAGGAAGAGCTGCGCAAGAAAGAAATGTAATCAGAACAGTTTTACGAGAAGAGCTAGGAAAACTAAAAAGAAAAAAATCAATCCAAGAAGAACTAACAGAAGATTAATTTAATCATTTACACACTTTTGTTTGCAAATAAAGTAGTTCCACTAAAAGGTGTAAATCTCTGTTACTTTATATAACTAGGGCTGGGTGCTTACCTAAGCCACAATAAAAGTTAACAACCCAACCCTCAATCAATTCCAATAGGAGCAAAACATGTCGCAAGACAATGCAAGATTAAACGAACTGCAAGGTGCACTTCGTGGAAAGATGGCCGATAATAAGGCCATTGCGGATTCATTCCGTGTAGAAGACGGCACAGTTGTCGTCACCCCTGAGCAGAAGACAGCGTTCGACAAGAACATGTCAGACATCAAGGAAATCAAGAGCCTCATTGACGGTATGCAGACAATGAACAGCGTTGATTCTTGGGCTTCACAGCCAGCAGAAAGTGTTGCAGGTTCATTCGCTGCAGCAAGTGCAGAAGTTGCACAGCTTTCAAGCCGTGAAATCAAGTCAATCGGCGAAATGTTCTTGGACTCAGCTGAATTCAAGACACTCGCAAACGGCCGTAACGGCGCAAACATGGTTGCACCATGGCAGGTAAAGGCTTCGTTCACATCTGGTTCATACAATGTGAAGGACGTTTACTCAGCACTTCCTGGCACTGACGTAACAAACAGCCGTCTTGGCTCGTTTGGTTCAGTACAGCGCGATGCGATGATTACACAGCCAATGCGCACAAAGCGTGTTCGTGACTTGTTCCCAGTTCGCACAACAACTGCTGCTGTTATTGAGTACTTCCGTCAGCTCGGTTTCACCACTCCTATCCAGGAGGGTTACGGCTACGCTGCTGGTGTTAACTCGGCATCAACAATCGCAGAGCGTAACGGTGGAAACAACGCATTCGCGTTGAAGCCACAGTCATCATTCTCATTCGTTGGTGAGCAGGCTCCTGTTCGCACATTGGCACACTGGGAAGCTGCACACCGCAACGTCCTTGCCGATGAGCCACAGCTGCGTTCAATCATCGACAACGAATTGATGTACGGCCTTCGTTTGTTGGAAGACAACCAAATCCTCAATGGCGACGGCGCTGGCGAGAACCTCTTGGGCGTTTTGAACACACCAAACATCCAGACATACGCCTGGTCAGATGGTGCAACACTTCCAGTAGCAGACACCAAGGCTGATGCAATCCGTCGTGCCGCAACACTCTCGTTCTTGGCTTACTACGAGCCATCGGGCGTTGTATTGCACCCGAACGACTGGGAAGACATCGAGTTGACGAAGGACGAGCAGGGTCAATACCTCATCGCAGTTTCGGTTGCAATGGGTGGCGAGCCACGCGTTTGGAGAATGCCAGTTATCGACACTCCAGCAATGACAGAAGGAACCGGCCTCGTCGGCGCCTTCGGTACTGCTGCACAGCTGTACGACCGCGAGCAGGCTTCAATCCGAATTTCGGAACAGCACTCAGACTTCTTCGTGCGCAACGCAATCGTGATTCTTGCAGAACAGAGACTTGCTCTCGCTGTTAAGCGTCCAGAAGCGTTCGTTTCGATTGACTTCGACGGAGCTCCAGAAGCGTAATTCAAACCAAGTAAAAGCAAACCTCACGTTTCCAGCAATGGGGGCGTGAGGTTTTTGCTTTATATAGGATGATTTCATGAAAGAAAATGAAGCATTTAGATATGTGGGAATTTTCCCAGACTTTCAGAATCTACTGAATAAGGTTTTATCCTTCAATGACCTAGATTGGAGTGAATATAAGGGTAGAAAAAACACAGGGGGGATAGCCAGTTATCACACCGAGACAATCCCGTTGAAGTATTCTCCAAAGTCCAATGAGTACAGTCCAGAAAAGCACCAACATTACGAACAATTCAGTTCGGACATAATGGAAATATGCAAAATTGCAGGAGAATCCATTGGTCAAGTTTCAGAAACGTCCTCGATGTTGACAAGGATGAACCCTGGAGGGATTATTAAGCCGCATAAAGACCAGGGGGTGGTCACCAGAAACACTCACAGAATACACATACCTATTGTCACAAATAGCTCCTGCACATTCACGGTTGGTGGTATTTCTAAGAATTTAAAACCAGGGGAGATTTGGGTGATAGACAACACCAACAGGGTTCACAGAGTCGACAACAATGGCTCCACTCATAGGATTCACATGATTGTTGACGCTGGCTAGTGTTATCATTTATTGTCCTTCAAACCAATAAAAATATGGGAGAATTGTGAAATGAACGAAATAGATGACGACCAACTTTTCGAAGAATTGCTCAATCTCAAGGTTGAAGTGGTATCAGAAGTAGATGACGAAGAATTAATGCCTATATACGACGAGTACTTCTCGTCAAAAGTGTTTGATAATTACTCGGATGATTTTGACTCTTTCGAGGACAACGAAACAAAAGCATCAGACAGTCCGTGCTGGGACGGTTATAAGCAAATCGGGATGAAGAGAAGCAAGGCCGGAAAGATGGTTCCAAACTGCGTTCCGGTAGATGAGAAATCAGCAAAGCAAAAACTAAAAGACCCAAAGGGTGGTTTGACAGCAGCTGGGAGAGCGCACTTCAACAGAACAGAAGGCTCAAACCTAAAGCCTGGAGTGAAGGGTGCTGCTGATACGCCAGAGAAGATGCGTCGCAAGGGTTCATTCCTAACAAGATTTTTTACGAATCCATCAGGCCCAATGGTCGATGAAAAAGGTAGAGCAACACGTTTGGCTCTTTCTGCTGCAGCTTGGGGTGAAAGAGTTCCAAAGAATGCAGAAGATGCAGCGAAGCTTGCCGCTAAGGGCAAGAGACTTCTTGAGAGATACCAGAACACAAAGAAAAAAGATGATTCTGAATCAGTAGAAGAAAAGCAACTTCAAGGACAGACCATAGGTCAGCAGCGCGGTGGAACAATTGGCGCAACAGCCCAGGGTTCGCTCGACATGGTTGATGCTGACGGCGACGGAATGATTTTTGATGGCACGCCAGATGAACAGCGAGTTCCGTACAAGCGTCAAAGCAACACTGACTATGAAAAGCGACGTAGAAAATTTGTACGTGGACAGCTTGCATCTCAAGGCATCAAGCCGAACAGGGACGTAGCAGACCGTTCAAAGAAAGAAAGAGACGCAAGAGCTAGAGCAAGAGCTGCTTTTGACAAGCAGACGGTGCGAGCTGGGGCTGAAGCGCAAGCACAAATCGGTAGAGCAAACACGGATGCAGCAAGAGATAGAAGAAATCAAGCGCAAAGTGACAGACTTACCGGTCAGGCACAGCGCTCATCTGCTGCAGATAGAAAACCAGCGGACAGAATCGATAATTCTCCGCCAGCTCGTCGAATCGATTCGGCAGAGCGAGTTCAGGCGAATCGTGGAAAAACAACTGGAGTTTCTGACGCTGCTACACGTCGCGGTCAAACCGACTCACGTAGACCAACAAGCGCCGATGATAGACGTCGTCCTGACTCGATTGACAAGGGAACTGGCAACAGAGTTGCTGGTGACCAGCCGGTTCGTGTGGGTCGTCAAGAAGCACAGGGAACAAGAGACGCCGCAACTCGCCGCGGTCAAACAGACTCACGCCGCCCTACAAGCGCCGACGATAGGAGACGCCCAGACAGCGTTGACAGAGGAACTGGAAACCGAGTAGCAGGAGACCAACCAGTTCGTGTCGGCCGTCAAGAAGCTCAAGGAACAAGAGATGCTGCAACACGTCGTGGTCAGACGGATTCGCGCAGACCAACGAGCGCAGATGACCGCAGAGGCGCCGACAGAACAGACCGTTCAGCCCCAAATAGAAAACCAGATTCGGCTGATAGAGCCAGTCGGTCCGAGTATAAGCCGGGATACATTCTGGAAGACGCTGATGGACAGTTGCAGCAATACGACGGAAAGGACCCAAAAGACAGGGAATACATCAAAGAACAGCGTGATGGAACACTCCAGCTGTATGGTCCTGACAAAAGAACAGGAGCAAATGATAAACGTCGTCCTGACAACATCGACCGCTCCAATCCAAACAAGATTAAACCGGGTAACCGTAGACGGGACGATATTCGCCCTGTTGGCAAACCAACCATAGACCGTCCAAGAATTGGTGAATCACGCGGCAGCCAAGGACCAACAATAGACCGTCCTCGATTGCCGGGCAATCAGTACAAAAGAACATCTGGCCAAAATCGCAACATAAGAAATTTCTGATGCAGCGATTTTGGTATGGGGCTACAGTCCTCAACGTCGTTGATGGTGACACGATTGATTTGATGATAGACCTTGGTTTTAGCATCCATCACAAAATTCGTGTTCGCTTGTATGGAGTAAATACTCCTGAATCAAGAACCAAAGACCTTGCAGAAAAAGAGATGGGTCTTAAGGCTAAGTCGTTCACCAAGGACTGGTTGACAAGCCATAAATGGGTATTTGTTAACACCATTCCAGACAAGAATGACAAATATGGGCGTGTTCTTGCACGAATCTACAGCTCAGACAAGATAGACGACCCAACGACAGCATGTCTCAACAAGGACATCATTCAGTCTGGTTACGCAAGAGAATATTTCGGCGTCGGCGATAAAACCTGGACCGAATTTAAGTAATGAGAGTGTGGATTGACCAAGACTTATGCACTGGAGACGGACTATGTGCAGAGATAGCCCCAGATGTTTTTCACATGATGCCAGACGGTCTTGCGTATGTGCGCGAAGGGGACAAGATTTATGCGGCCGCTGTGGGGAATCCAGAGGGCGCACAAGGAATGGCATCTTTCGCAGACGAAAGACTATCTGACGTAGTAGAAGCCGCCGAAGAGTGCCCTGGCGAGTGCATCTTCATTGAGCCGTAAATGTGGAGCAATCACTAGAAGCAAAAGCATGGCTTAACTGCGACCCAAAACACCTCTGGTTATTTGACAAGTTAATTGTTTCCAGGCTCTCCGGACATATCTGTGGACCACGTGGAACCCCCGTTCCGAAGCCGGGTGAGTACTTCGTGAAACCAGTAATGAATATCGAGGGCATGGGAGAAAAAGCAAGAAAAATATACATAGAAGAAGACACAACAGAACTTCTGCACCCAGGCGAGTTCTGGTGTGAGGTTTTCGAGGGAGAACACCTAAGCATTGACTACAAGGGGTATCAGCCAATCCTTAAAACAGTTGGGACAAAGCATTTAGAGCGCCCCTATCAAAGATTCACTAAATGGGAAAAAACAGATAAATGGCACCCTCTGCCACAGTTCATAGGGTTAATCCCGCTTCAGTACAGGACAATCAACTGCGAGTTTATTGGTGGCAAACTAATCGAAATTCACCTAAGAGAAAATTCGGACTTTGCCTATGGCAATGATTCGATGATTCCAGTATGGAAAGACGAGCCAGACCCAAAGCCAGAGGGTTATAGGTTTATCAGCGACGAGGGGACCGAGTTAGAACGTATAGGAATATACGTTAAGTAGCCTAGAAGCCTAGCTTCTGCCTCTCGAATTCTTTCCATTCACGGAACGAACCTGCACCGTAGCCATCGTATGACTCAACCGAGTTCATAACGAATCTATGAATGGACACTACTGCTGTTGCTGTTAAAATTAAGACGATGTAGAACATAACGTACATTATGGCGTGCAATCTTGTTATAAGATGAACCTATAGATAGTATCTCTAGAATAGATGGGACCAATCATGAATGTAAATAAGCTAAAAATTGGTAAAAAGAACTCATTGATACTTACTGTTGCTATTGCTCTATTTGTTGCTGTAACTTCAATTCCATTGGTAAAAAAACTATGGAATAAAATGAGCTTTATCAACTCTGAGATGTTTGAGTAGGTCCACCCTTTTTCTCGTACCGCTCATAGAGATTCGCTACAGCAGCATCTGGCGTACTCCCAACTCCAATCATTTCTGATTTTTCAGACATCCAAAAATCTACGGCATCACAATCATCGCCGAATACATATTCCGAAATTCCAGTTTCGTCAAAACTCTTAAAATTAGCAATTGCGAACCATTCCCCACCTTCATATATCCCGCTATATCTGGATTGAAAAATTGCGACCTGATAAAGGTCGTATCTTGGTTCGAACATCACGTCAAAATCCATCATTAGTTGAACTCGGTGGTAATCATATGGCCATTAACGTGCTCTGGCGGTGGCATTTCACGCACCACAAGCATCCTCTGAACCCATCTATCCGTTCCGTCATATCGTGGTTGAAATGGCTTTCGTCCATGGACGGTGCAATCGTTATTTATAACAAGTAAGTCACCGGTCTTCAAGACAACCTCTTTTGTTGAATCATTAACCGCATCACGCATTTCCTTGAGTGCTCTTTGAGCCTGCATGCGAGATTCTTCAGTCCCATCTCCAACGGCTTTCATGAACCAAGAGTCGTAAGTTATCTTCCATCCTGGATTAGCGTCCCTATTTGTTTCTTCAAGTATCGCCGTCCTAACATCGATATCTGGCTGTCCATCTGACCTAAAACTCTGGTCAATCTGAGTTGTAAACCATTCTTTTTGAAGCACAGAAATTGCCTCTTGACTTAATCTTGGAACGATGTCGAAATCATCAGCGTAAGTGGTTGCCACCGCATCATCACCGCGCAAGCAAAGAAGAAGGACGTATGAAGGCCTGTATGGATGGAATGATGACTCGGTATGCATCTCCAGCTCAACTTTCGATGATGTTGATATCTGCTGGTATTCAGTCTTATGAACTGGAACAAGATTTTGGATTAATCTTCCATTTTGTTCCTGGGCGTACGAAACAGGATGACCCAGCATGGAGCCGTACTCAATTAGTGCCTTTACGCTCTCAGGGGTGACCGAGTCTTCAATAACAGAGGTAGCTGGGGTTGGCGGTATTACGCCAATTCTCTGGTTTCTGTAAATCGTTATGCCCATAGGGGCTAAATTCTACCCCAGTTAGAGCCCGCTCTCGGGATTGAACCGAGGACCGCTTCATTACAAGTGAAGAGCTCTACCACTGAGCTAAACGGGCTTAGACACGCAGTCTGGGAATTGAACCCAGAGACCTCCCGTTAGATTCCACGGGTGCTCTACCCCTGATGCTACTGCGTGCGTAAAAGCGTAACATAAGTGGAGGAGCGAGAGGGATTTGAACCCCCGGTCCGCGCAAACGGACTCCTGTTTTCAAGACAGGTGCAATAAGCCTCTCTGCCATCGCTCCAAATAGTGCTTGCTAGACGCTCTAACTGCGCACCGACAGAAATATTAATGACGCCCTCTAGCAAGAGGCCATCGTCAGTATAGTGGCTGGCAAGGTAGGGCTCGAACCTACGACCCAGGGATTAACAGTCCCTTGCTCTGCCAACTGAGCTACTTGCCACTGTGCGCGTCGGGTAGGACTCGAACCTACAGTCTACAGATTAGAAGTCTGTTGCCTTATCCATTTGGCCACCGACGCATATTTACTTATTCTTGTTGTTCTTTCTATTTATTTTTATGCATTCTTTGCATGTACGGTAGCTTGTCCCATCTTTTTTTGTGCGCTTTATCACTCCAAAAACTTCGAATTCATGACCACGCCTACAGTGGGTTCTCTCCCTGTTCGTCCAGCCATGTCTACCTTTTTTCATCATGTCTCTCATGTTCCCGGAGTTTGTATCAAGGAATAAATGCTCTGGATTAACACACGGTGGGTTGTCGCAATGATGACACACAAGCATTCCTTTTGGGACATCGCCCTTGTGGAAAAGATAGCTTGATACATGCGCCCCAATCGCGGGCTTCTTGGTGTAGAAGGAAAAAGAACCATAATTCCTGCTTGTTGGCGCACCAGTCCAAATCCAACAATCCGGAAACTTTTCATTACCAGACTTATCAACTTTCTGGAAAAATCTTTCAATATGTGGCATGTGCTTAGCCATTTCTCCTCTTTCTCTCTCTAATCCGCATACACTCTACGCACGTTCGGTATGGGCGTCCGCTTTTTTTTACGTACCACTTCTCCCCGTAAACGCTGAAGTCGTGACCCTTTCTGCAGTGATTTGGTTTTTTGGGTTCTATTCCCTTTTCCTTCTGTCTGCGTGCAACGCGTTCTTTCTTCCATCTCTTTTGACAAGTCCTGCAATCTCGTGTATCAAGACCGGTATGTTTGCTTATTTTTTTGATTGTGTTCGCTTCATCGTATGGATGTCCATATGGGCAGTGTGTTTTTTTTCTCTGCGTGTTGTTGCCGTTCGTAACAGAATAACGCTGATTATGGGAACGAGTCTCGGCCTCTAGGTGGTCAGGGCGAACGCATGGTGGGTTATTGCAGGTATGGCAGACTTCAAGCCCTTTCGGCACCCGCTTACCATTTGCTTTTTGCCAGCTGTATACGTGGGCGCCAAGTTTTTTATTGACTCCATCTTGCTTGCATACAAAATGACCGTATTTTTTTACCTTATGCGCAGTCCATTCCCAGCAATCTGGATAATTTGGATTTGGTCCAGACTTGTCCACTTTTTCCCAAAAACGTTCTTCTTCTGGTATTGGTTTTCTTCCTGCCATGCCTCTACTTTATCGGGCAAGCACCTGTTGCGCAATTGTCGAGGTCCAAATCACCCATAAAAGTTACATCTTGCAATGGCGCAGAGAAGTCAACCTTGGCGAGCATCTTGTTGTACTCCTCCTTGGTGATTTCTTCATATGGAGGAAGAGAGAAGTTGTGGTCTACGTGGAGCAGGAACGAAACTGACTTAACGCTCTTGTCGTAGTTCTTTGAAAGCCATTCCTGGATTTCTCCAAGCTCTTCCTTGCGGTAGTAGACAGTAACCGACACGGCGTTATCTGCCCATTCAGTTTGCATCTTCTTTACCCATTCAAGCTGTTGCACAGCAGTCATTGCCGCAGCAAGTGTCGAACCCTCTGGTGACATGCATGGGAAGTCCACAACATAGCGAGTGTGGTCTTCTCTGCCGTCGATTCCAATATCCCACTGAATCTTGTATCCACGCTTGCGACAAGCCTCAACGAGTGGGTCTGAAGAACCAAAGCGAACACGTCTCACATAGAAAGGAGCAAATGCAGGGTGAATTCCAGGAGTCACTCCAGGAAGTAATGAAAGCGTTCCTGATGGCTGAACGGTCGTCAAACGAACTGATGCTGGCCATCCACGCTCTGCGGAGTATTGCTTATCAAATTCCTGCAAATACTCGTAAGCAGGGGACAACCACGAAACTTGTTCCTCTGAACACTGGAGGATTCCAGTAACAGACTGACCAAGTCGTGCATTCTTGCTCACGATGTTTGTTGTCTTTTCGTATGGATAAGCCATGCGAGTGATTTGCTTTTGTGTCTTGTAGAGCAAGCTTGAGATTTCTTTAAATTGCTCAAGGGACTCAACGTTTGGCAGGAATATTGTTGCCAAGTTGCACGACTCTCCATCAGCAAGTGCGATTTCAGCACAAGGGTTAAAGCCCTCAATTGAGTTGTCAGGCTTTGCTTCACCAAGTCTTCCGAACTTACGAGCAAGTCGACGATTCAACAAGCCGTAAGGCTCGCCGGTTCCGTCGTACCCCTTCCACAGTTCCGACATGATTTCGTCGTAGTGGTCGGCGTATATGGAGTTGTTGGAGTTCGCTCTCCACGCAGGAATATTCCCAGATGCCCAATTTTTTGCACGGAGGAAAAGAACGTCGTCCGGGTCACCCATCGCAATCTGTGCTGAACGACGTGATGAGCCTGAAACCACAATGCGGCCAATGATGTTACAGATGTCTAGGACATCAATTGAACGGAGCTTCTTGCCCTCACGATTCTGCATCACTTTGCAAATGTCGGCAATACCATCAATCAGTGCTCCTGGGCCAGATGCAGTGCCACCAAATGTCTTCAATGGCGCACCGTATTCACGGATAAGAACTGTTGAGTATGAGAAAGACTTACCCGTGTCGAAATATGACTTCAACACTGCATGCAAGAGACGCTTCCAACCTTGACGTGAGTCAGGGACAATGATGTCTGCATCGTTGGAACGTTCGTGCGTGATTGTGACTCCTGCTTTAACCTTTGGCAAGTCGTGAATCTTTGAGCGCTCAACGGAGAAGCCAACGCCACCACCAAGCATCAAGTATTCGAACAACAATTCAAAGTCTTCAATCTTTTCGATGTTGGTGAAGTAGCAGTTGTTAAGTGATGTTGCATTGAACTTCTGAACAAGAGGCGTTCCAAGCTGCCAAAGCGAACGACCAGAGAATGAGCAACGAAGATTAAAGCAGTGGTCAAACAGTGCCTCTGCTTCTTCTTTTGTGTACTCAACTCCAACTTCCATTGCTCCATTGATTACGCGCTGAAGGGTTTCTGGCCAAGTTTCGTTGTTTCCATCTTCTTTCTTGCGGCTGTAAGTACGAAGAAATACAATTTCCCCCATACCGTTGAAGCCCCAAGGAGCTTGTTTTAGAGAATACGAATCCACGAATGATTGGTCAAGCGAAGTCATGATTTGTCCTGTTGTGATAGTGATTTGAGTAGGTATCGATTTTAACTTAGCCGAGAATACTGAAAGGGTCTAAAGTCGTAGTAACTTTGCTCTTAGTTTGTCCATTTTTTTATTAACCCAAGTCGCTCGGCTTCGGCATATGGTATCTGTTTACCCTTCTTGTGCAACAGAACTTTTGTTTTTATCGAAGGTGTTATTTGTCTCTCTTCGTGTATGTCTTCTTCTACCAAAAAAGTTTGAACAACTTTAAGTGATTCAATCATTCCGAACCCAGCTATCCTCGTATGGGATGAGTTATCCCCAGCACAGTCCCCAGTTGGATGCCCACACACGAGGCACGGAGTCCTATCAGCTGGCAGAATTGTGACGTTGTCGAATAGATTGCGCGAACGACCATACAAGTCGTCGTATGAGTTGTCATAAAATGGCATTTGAATTATTATACTTTAATAAAATTCTTGTATATGAAATCCATTTGAATTAATCAGGCTTACCAGCTCCTCGTATGCCTCGTCCGGGAGGTCGTCAACAACCTTGTTTTTCAAGGCTCGCCTCATTGACTGTGGATACTTTGAATTCCTAAAATTCTTGCCTCCACCATTGGTGTAGATGAGGGTGTCAAACCACTTCAGTGTCCGTCCCAGCTCGTATGCATAAGGAACGGCAAGAATTGTAGTCACAAAACCGCCATCCTCTACGGCCTTCTGGTCTAAAGTGACGTTTGTTACCGTAATGCACTCTTTCACTGGTTTTGATGCGTCCAGAAATGCATCTGCTAGCGATAAACCCTCTGTCTCGGCCATATCTGCAGAACAGTAACCCTCGGCCACCATTGTTATCGAAGACACCCCCCAGTATCGCCTGAGAACCGCACAGAGCTCCGTACAGCGTGCTAAACGCTCTTCTGGGTCAATCTTCATCAAATCCTGCCTTATCTGGCAGACAATGGCTAGTCGCTCTTCATCCCAGCCAAAAAAATTGATAGCCAGGTCTTCGCCGATTCCGAATTCTTTTACGCTGGTCGACTTTGCTAGTTGGGCGGCAGTTATAGCAAGAGCTATTTTACTATAATCATTGTCATAAGAGCCTTCCACGGCAACAGCCTAGGTCGGACCGCGCTTCTACAGGGGAGGTGGTTCCGCCACGGTGGTAAATGGTTTGATAAAGTCAAGGTCATGGCAACATCAAAGAAAAAGACAACAGCAAAAAAGGCCCCTGCAAAGAAGGCTGCCGCAAAGAAGGCTCCTGCAAAGAAGGCTGCTCCAAAAAGCACTTTTGCAAAAGCAGAAGACTTCGTAGAAGCAGTAGCAGCAAAGCAAGTGGCTGAGCATGCAGACAAAATTGAACAACTTATCGACAGCATTCCAGCGCAAGTATCAGTTGATGCTCGCGGCTTGAAGAAGTGGTTGCGAAAGTTGTTTAAGGGTATCGCAAAATAACTTCCTCTTCCACCATAATGGTGGGCTGTGACAACTGAACATCGCAAAGCGCCACGCCAAGATGTGGTTCAAATTACCCGTGAGGGTGCTTGGGGAAAAGTCGAATACCGACACTTGCTTTCTTGTGGGCACACTGAAACACGTGCGCGCGCTGCTTCGACGCCAAAATTAGCTTGTGCATGGTGTCTTCGTGCTGTGGAAAAAGATGGCGAAATGAAAGCTCTTACCGCCGGAGCCATTCCAACAGACATTGATGACAATGTAAAATTTGTTGAAGAAGAAATTGATATAAGCAAAATGAAAGCTGCAATTGCTTCAAAGTTTAAAATACCATTAGAAGCAATAGATATTGTCGCAACAGACATCTCCGGAAATCTTGTAGTAAAACACGCTCTGGTATTTCTTTCTTCATCCGACGTCGCTAGGATAACCAAACCTAATCCGACGTAAGGAGTTGAATTGTTGCCAAACTACGATGCGCCGCCAGCAGAGGGAAACTGCAAAGGACACGATGTTGACAAGTGGTTCCCAGTAATCGAAAAAGGTTTGCCAAGGGAACAGTGGCTTAAATTTAGGGCAGATACAAAAGAAGCAATTGAGCTTTGCAACTCATGCCCATCAATGGAGCACTGTCTTGAGTATTCACTTCGTCATGAACCAATTGGTATTTGGGGAGGGAAAACAGAAGCTGAACGCGCAATGATGAGAAGTGACAAAGGGATTCTCCTATCTCGAGAAGCAAGAATTTTCCTTCCTGGAATCGGAAGGCGAAACGCCAATGGGTTTGCATATAAGGGCAACTATCGCCTTAAGGATGCGGCAATAAAGAAAGCCCTGCGGGAAGCACAGTGACAACGCCCGGACCAATCGTCCAGAACTTCCTTGACAGACTTGATGGGGTCAGGCAAAGTGGCGGGAACTTTATGGCACGCTGCCCTTGCAGGAATGACGATAACAACCCATCTCTTTCTGTAAGTGAGGGAACAGATGGTCGCGTTTTGGTTCATTGCCATAGAGGCAATGGGTGCGATGTCGCAGAGATATGTGCTTCGGTTGGTTTAGCGATTTCCGACATAATGCCCCAAAACGGCACGAGCACAATTTACGAAAAGCCAATTGTTAAAAAAGAAAAACAACAAACGTCAACGCAGGCGCCAAAGCCCATCATTAAAGAGGAGCTTAAATTTGTTTGCTCTTATGACTACATCGACGAATCTGGTGAATTGCTGTTTCAAAAAGTTCGATATACAAATCAGGATGGTGTTAAGACTTTTCGACAGAGAAAACCGGTTGAGAATGGCGGATGGTCATATTCGCTTTCAGAAGTTCCAAAAATTCTCTACAATCTTCCAGCTGTTCTTGCTGCAAAAGATTCTGGAACGCCAATTTGGGTAGTTGAGGGAGAGAAAGACGCAGACACACTTATTGCGTTGGGGTATGTTGCAACAACAATGCCCGGTGGAGCTGGACACTGGCTCGACATCCACACAGAAGCGCTTAAAGGCGCAGTTGTAGACATCGTCGCAGATAACGATGCCCCTGGAAGAGAGCATGCTTCAAAACTGCTGAAAGTCTTAACAGATGCAGGGTGCGATGCGCAGGCATGGGTTTGCCCAGATGTAAAAGACATTACTGACCACCTATCTTCAGGTGGGACATTTGAGACACTTGTCGCATTTTCGCCATCTGAAGAAAATGAATCAGAGCATGTTGAAAATGTCGAAAATGAATTTCAAGAAGATAGCGAGCCAATCGAAGAAAAGAAAGAATCTGTTTTTGATTCGGCGCTCGTAAAGATTCAAGAACTATTTGGTAGGGAGGACTTAAGTCCTGGTCAAATGGTTTCAAAAATGTCGATGATTCTTTCTGCAACTACATCGAAGCAAATCACGGACCCAGGCAGACTGGTTCAATGGAACGACTTTATTGCGGAGCAGGTTGATGAATCTTACGACTGGGTTATTCCTGGTCTTCTTGAACGTGGCGAAAGAGTAATCGTTGTTGCTGCCGAAGGCGTTGGCAAGACTATGCTCGCGCGGCAAGTTGCGCTTTGTGCTGCTGCTGGTATTCACCCTTTCACGTACGGGCAGATGAAGCCCGTCGTAACTTTGACCGTTGACCTTGAAAACCCTGAGCGAATTATTCGAAGAGCATCTTCTGCAATCCTTACGCAAGCAATGCGTCGCGGACATGTCGCCAGGGTTTATGGAGAGGTTTTAACCAAACCGTCTGGAATGGACCTATTGAAGCCAGAAGACAGATTGATTCTTGAAGAAGCGATTGAGCGAGTCAAGCCAGACATTTTGGTGATGGGTCCTTTGTATAAGGCATTCGTCGACCCAGGCGGACGAACCTCAGAGGCCATTGCTGTTGAGGTTGCCAAGTACCTAGACACAATTAGAACAGTTTATGGATGCGCTCTTTGGCTCGAGCACCACGCACCACTTGGAACAACTCTTAATACAAGAGAATTGCGTCCTTTTGGTTCTGCTGTTTGGTCGCGCTGGCCGGAGTTTGGTATTTCTCTTCAACCGGACCCGACAGCCAACGAGCCATACGTTTACGACGTTCGGCACTTCAGAGGAGCTCGCGACCAACGTCAGTGGCCTTTGAAAATCAAACGAGGCAAGGTATTCCCGTTCGAAGTGATTGAGTTCATGAAAGTTGACAAATAAGTCACTAAGATAGGGTAATGAGCGAAGACAAAAGCAATAAAATTGCTACGCGTGAGTTTCTTGGTGAAAGAGACATGCGAATATTTAAGCTTCGCCAAGCTGGCACTTCGACATCCGAAATAGCAAGACGTTTTGGAATGACAACGAGCGCTGTGTCTAAAGCAATTTCTCGTCAGTTAGAGAAAATGAACCGCGAGACCTTGATGGCTTACCCGGAAGTTCTTCGGCTTGAACTTGAAAGACTGGACAGTCTTCAGCAGGCAATTTGGCCATTAACCCAACACAGAAGACAGGTGATGGATGATGGAACAGAAGTTGCCGTTGAGCCGGACTTGAAGGCGATACAGCAGGTTCTTTCCATCATGGATAGGCGCACAAAACTTCTAGGCATGGACCAAACCAACATCAGCGTTCAGATGGATGTTGGGAATAAGACGAGCGAAACGATAAAGGCAACACTTGCTGGCTCTGAACAGCTCAAGCAAATTGGAAATACATTTGACCCAGAATCAGAAGCAAGGCAACTTCTTCAACTAATGGGGATGTCTGGAGTTCTCCCAGAAAGCGCTGTGAGACAAATGTTGGGTGAAGCAGACATCGTTGATGCTGAGATAGTATCCGTAGAAGAAGAACCAAACGAAGAGGAAACAGATGAGTGACAGCAACCTTGAAGCTGCAATGAAGGCCGTCGCTGATTCGACAGATTTGTCGGTAAGACCACTAGAAAAAGAAGACGAAGGACCAACCAACACATCGGTCCTAATCAGAACCACGGACGAGGTCAGGGAGCGCTGGAGGCAGGCTGCGGCCGTCGATGGTAAAACCATGTCGGCGTGGATACGAGACGTGCTAAATGCGAAGGCAAAGACGCTACTTGAATGTGAGCACCCTTCGGTCAGGCGCTACCCATGGTCTGTTACCTGCTTAAAATGCGGTCAAAGACTGCAATAAACACTTAACACGAATCCGCTTCTATATCGCGTATTATTTTAAGCGGAGAAACAAATGGCCAGCAGACAAGATAAATCAGAAGATTACGGCCCGGAGTGGGTTGAGCAGGCTGTTGGCGAATTTTTAGCTGGTGTTGATTCCGAGTTAATGGAAAAATCAGCAAAAAACTCATACACAAAACCGGAGCTACGAGAAAGAATTAAATCTCGCATTCTTGCCGGCTCTGATGGCGGCAAACCTGGCCAGTGGTCTGCCAGAAAAGCTCAATTGCTTGCTGTGCAGTACAGAAAAGCTGGTGGCGGTTATCGCGGCGGATTAAGCAAGACTCAGAGGTCTCTAAAGAAGTGGACGAAAGAAAAATGGACTACCAGCGATGGTAAGCCAGCAAACCGACCAGACGGAATGCGTAGATATCTTCCTGCAGCGGCATGGGAAAAACTAACACCAGCACAAAAAAATGCAACAAACAGGAAAAAGATTGCCGGAAGCAAAAAAGGAAAACAATTCGTTCCAAATACGATGAGAGCGGCAAAAGCTGGAAGAAGAGCGCGAAGGTCCAGATAGAAATGCCACGATTTGATGAAGAAGACGATGAGCTTATTGGCTTAATAAAGCAATACGAAAAATACGTTATTTCTAAGCCCGGAGAAGTAGAAGACTTCGACGAATGGCTAGAATCTCAGTATGGAAAATCAAAGTCAAAAGTCATGAAGCCCTCAAAAAAGGGTAGAGGCTCAATGAAAAGTGGGAACATTGACTACCCCTGAAGAACCTCCGCCCCTTGTTCTTAGATTTAAAACTGGAGAATTAGTTCATGATGCAAAGTCCCTGGAGGCATATGAAGCCACCAGGGAACAAGAATCTGACTAGCGTCCCTTTTTGAAAAGGGATTTAAGTTCTTCTTGGAAAATCTCGTCATACTCAACTTGATGGCGATGCTGAAGAACGAGATGAGCACGCCTGCGGGCTTCCTGGCGAACAGAATTCATCTGCTTGCGCAGAACACGCTCTTCCTCTTTGAGTTTCGGTCGACCGCGACCAAGTCCGCTGTTCTTTAGTTTATTGTATTCAGACATTAGTAATAACTCCTTTATGTCCGTCTATTTGTAGGTTGACTTAGATATTAATAACTAAAAAATACATTGGCAACCCCAAAGCAGATATTTTTTATGTTTATACTTAACCCATGGATTCCATAGATACTCACTTACAGCGGCTTTCAAAGCAATTAGTCAAAGACCCTAGGTCTTCAGTCCCAGTGGCGGAGGTCATAGACATGCTTTTGGATGCTAAGAACTATGTCGATGCTTATGCCATTCCGTTTGACGGCGATGAACTTACGAAAATATTGCATGGCTTAAAAAGAGCATAAAAAAACCCTCGTCTTCGCGTCTCTGCACGAAATTAACGAGGGTTTTGTTTATTTAAATAGCAGGAATCAGAATGGTTCTGATTCACCATCTACGCCGACGCCTACTGGCTGGCGGTTTGATGCTGCTGGCTTTGAGCGGCGCTGTGCCGGAGCGGATGAACCGCCCTGCGCTTGACCACCGTCCTGCTTGGTGCGACGGACAACAGTTTCAACACTGCGAGTGTTAATTGCAATTTCGTCTGCAATAACTTCGACTGTTGAACGCTTTTGACCTGTCTCTTTGTCGTCCCATGAACGCTGTTCAAGGCGTCCTGTTACGATTACACCAATTCCCTTTTCCAGTGTCTTTGCAGCATTCTCGGCTGTGTAGCGCCATGCGACGATGTTGAAAAAGGAAACCTTTTCCTGCTTTTCGCCTGCCTGGTCGTACCAAACATAGTTTGCGGCTACTGAAAATGACAGGCGTGCCTGTCCGTTTGATGTGAAGGTGAGTTCTGGTTCCGCCGTAACGTTACCGATAATCACCGTTGGTGCCGGGTTCATTTCTTCTCCTTGGTTTACGTATGCCGAGGTCGGATGACTTCGGCGAGTGCAACTTTATCACCACGGGTGATAGGATGCAACACATGACAGCAACAAATGATGAAGCCCGCCTAAATCTCGTTGAGCATATTGCAGGGGTGCTTTTGTACTTTTATATAGATGAAGATATGAGCGAAGAAGAAATTGATGATGCATCAAATAACTGCGGCGACATTGCCAGCGTTCTTGTTCAATCAATGAATCTCGATATTCATGATGTTGAGTCCGAAAATTCATTCAAAACCTCAGTAAATCTGAAAGATTTTGAGAAATTTATGACAAGCCTTCAAGACCGTACGGTTATTGGGGATTAGGGCCACTCGTCAAGAGTTAAGCTATCGTTGAAGTTGCTATTGCGCAATAATTTGGTAATATTGAAGTACCCGATACTGACATAGGCAAGCTATTTACTAAAGCTTGTTGCCCTATCCGCCGAGTTCAGGAGAACAACATTGAAGCAAATCACAGGATGGTCTATTTCTATACTTTTTGGAGCCCTAGGGATTTCAATCCCGGGTGGGACAAAGGCGGAGGTAGCCATGCTGGCGCCTCAACCAGCTGTCTCTGTTGTTTCTCCAGACAGAATGGAAGAGGCCAAAAATAGGCATGTTTTATTGGACAATTACTCATTCGGAGAGAAGAGTGAAAGAGTCAAAAGCCTACAACAGGCGATAGGCACAGTGCGAATAGATGGAACTTACGGTCCGATAACTCGCCGAGAGCATATAGAGAAGCTCCAATCACTCAATCTTCCCGTAAGCAACGTTCCAACTCCGCCAATGAGCGCCGTATACAACATCCCAGCGGACCAGTCAAAGCGCTGTCCGATGTGGGAGCCGCTATTCAAACAGGTGGGGCTTGAGCCGGTTGAGGTGTTTTCGTATATTGCATGGCGTGAAAGTGGATGCAATCCAGCTGCTCAAAACGCTAGATGGGATGCCAATGGCAACATGACCTACGCTCTGAACAAGGATAAGTCATACGACACTGGCTTACTTCAGATTAATTCTTCCTGGAGGTCGCGAGTTGCTGATGTCTGCGGAGAAGATGCCGTAGAAAATCGAATGAGCGGTCTCAAAGACGTTAACTGCAACGTAAAATTTGCAAAATGGATTATGGACAACTCTCAGGGCAAGCTAGGAAACTGGCGAGTATACAAAAACTAGGGTTGCAATTAAGTTTTAATGCTGGCATGATTGGTTAATGGCCGCAGAGTTTGATATTCCAGCACGAAAATTTGATTTTAAAAAAGACCTGGCCTACGGGCAACAAGGTGAATCCCTTGTGTCAATATTCCTCGACGACCTTTCAGACGGTTCGTTTGAAGTGAAGAGCGACAGGTATCGCAATGGGAGGATGGTTGTTGAAACAGACCAAAACCCACGCGGATACAAGGACGTTAACGGCGTTCAGGTCTGGAACAAAAGCGGCATAAACATAACTACCGCTAAATGGTGGGTTTATATCTTTTCACCTGAGGGAGCATTTATTGTTGTCTCTGTAGCGAGGCTAAAAAGATACCTACGAGCATTCCCGGAAAGGTTCAACAGCTCTAATAAGATAAATCTTGGTGGCGCGGACAATCCGGCAAAAGGTTTTCTTCTTATGCCTGAAGATGTCCAAGACATGATGATTAACCAGAGATACGACGAACAAGGATAGAAAAGTGTCAGCAGAAGAAGACCAAATAGACATCATTGAAGAGCTCAGAAAGAGCCCAAGTCCATTTGCGCAGACAGTTATAAATGAAATAAAAGCGCTGCGCGACCACAATGTCTTGCTTCGCCTAGACAGGGACAACTGGAGAAACGATTACCAAAAAGAGCGCGACCTAGCAGATGAGCTTTATGATGTTGTAAGAATGGAATATACAGACCAAAGTTATGCAGAAAAATACGCCTCCGCCGTAACGAACCACAGAGCACGACGACGTGGATGAGAAGCGTAAATTTGTACGCAGGTTTATTAGCCTCGAAAAACCTGGGATGACAAATGGAACCGATGCGCTTATTGAAGTTTACGAAACATACGAAGATTTAGAAGAAACCGAAGACAAGCAAACACCGGAAGAAGATGCAAAATGAAATTAAAATTGCATAAACAGATGGTAGGGGTGGGCTTTCGTTACTAATGTTTCTAACTGGTCGAATACAAAGGTTGGCAGAGTAATGCTCGCCCCTGTATCGGCTCACTCTTATAAGGTGTAGAAACCGTAATGGTCCACGTTGGTTCAATTCCAACCAGGGGCACGAAAGGGTGTATATGCAAGACATGGTTGCAGAGATAAAGAACTGGAAAAAGATTGCTACTGACTGGCAACAAACAGCAGAGATGCTCGCCATGGACCTTGGTGATGTGCAGATTGCAACAGAAGTCTACGAGGACATCAAGGATGGGTTGTATGACAGGGTCCGCGAGAGAATAAAAAATAATTATTCCGCTGACGAAGAAGATGCTTGGTGGCAGGCAATCAGATAAGAAAAGGGCCTGTAGCTCAGTGGTCAGAGCAGGGGACTCATAATCCCTTGGTCGTGGGTTCAATCCCCACCGGGCCCACTAGGATAAATCAAAAAAGGAGAAGAAATGAATGAGCTGCAACTACAGATAGAGGAGCTCAAGAAGAAGATAGTTCCTGAATACTGGAAATCGATAGACGTCGATGAAGGCTGGTATCAGCTTGTCCTGGATTGCGACAAAGAACTGACCAGAGTGGACCCGAACTACCAGATTTACCAAGTCAAGGAAAAGTTTGGCGGCCTTCGCTTCTACATAAAGCCATCAAACATGGATGACAAGCACACCCTGATACAAATCGGTAATATCATCTCCAAATACGAAGATATTGCATCTAAAACGTGCAGTGCCACCGGTGGACCTGGAGTCCTCATGAAATCAATCGGCGGATGGCGAAAAACCCTCAACCCAGAGTATGCCGCAGAGACACTGCGCCACGGAAAGTACTCGGTCGTCGGAATAAATACTGATAACCAGTGATTATATTTGGCGTGAACGCCTGCTCTCACGATGCATCAATTTCCGTTATCGAGAATGGTGAGATTCTTTTTGCTTCACACTCTGAGAGATATAGCAAAATAAAAAATGATTGGCACTTAAACGACGAGATAGTAAAAGAGGCGTTTAAGTACGGCAAGCCAGACGCAATCGGATACTACGAAAAGCCACGGCTAAAGAAATTGCGAATGAATCTGTTTGGTGGCTACGGTTCTTCTTATTCTGCTGTAAAAAAATACTTCCCCGACTCGAAAATTACCAACTTTAAACACCATTACTCCCATGCTTGTGCCGGGTATTACACAAGCCCGTTTGAAGATGCCGTGATTGTCGTTCTTGATGCCATTGGGGAATTTGAAACAACCAGTATCTGGTCGGGGAATGGAAAAACAATTAAAAAGGTTTACTCCAGAAATTACCCATTTAGCTTCGGCCTGTTCTACTCGGCCTTTACTGAATACATAGGACTAAAACCCAATGAAGAAGAGTACATAATGATGGGAATGGCCGCATATGGGGACCCCGAGATTTACTTCTCTGAAATCAATGAGTTATTCCCAACAATCGAAGAGCAGACAGAAATATTCCATTACGGGGTTGGGGGATTCTCTGTAGTTCCTACAGAGCAGAATAAATTTCATATCGCAGCAGCCGTTCAGGCCGTCTACGAAAAAAGACTAATTGAATTCATGGTCTTCGCAAAGAAAAAAACAGGCAAAGAGAATTTGGTATTCATGGGTGGGTGCGCACTCAACTGCTCGGCAAATACGAAATTATTCGATATCTACAATCAGGTATGGATAATGCCAAATCCAGGTGATGCCGGAAGCAGTCTTGGTGCGGCGGCCGCAATATACGGCAAACACCTTGATTGGAAGAGCCCCTATCTTGGGGAAACAGTCCCCGGAGAATACCCGGTTGATTCAATATTCAGTCAGCTTGTGAACAACAAGATTGCGGCAGTCGCAAATGGAAGAGCCGAGTATGGCCCACGTGCGCTAGGAAACAGGAGCATTCTTGCCGACCCAAGAGACCCTTCGTGCAAAGACTTGGTTAATACCGTAAAAGAAAGGGAACTGTTTCGCCCGTTTGCCCCCGTGATTATGGAGGAACATGCATCGGAGTGGTTTGAAATGAGTCAGCCAAGCCCGTATATGCAGTACGCATTTAAATGCAAGAAACCAGAGCTAATCCCATCGGTTGTCCATAAGGACGGAACATCACGGGTTCAAACCGTCAACAAGGAACAGCATCCTGGTTTATACGAGCTGCTAAAAAAATGGAAGAAATACTCAGGCATTCCAGTTCTTCTCAATACAAGCCTAAATATAAAGGGTCAGCCGTTACTAAACGATGTGGAAGACATCAAAAAGTGGAATTCGTTACATTCCACTATAAATATCTGCATGTAGGATAGCGGTATGAAAGTTAGAAAATTCCGTAAAATAATCCGGATTCTCTGGAGACGTGCATTTGGAAAAAAATCCAGATTCACATACTAAAGAGCATCATGAGCCCATGGCAGGAGTACAAAAAAAATTTGGTGTCTAGTGCGCCATTGAAACCATCGCATTTTGACAAAAACGCTCCATTTTCTTCACCGAAATGGGACACCATCGGTTTCAAGCATATTTCATTTGAGGAGCGTGACTCACCGCGCACCTCTTATACGTTAAACTTCCAGTCTGAATATGCGTCGCCAGAACTGCTTAGTTACTCTTTTAATATACATAATTTTAGGTCAAAAGACTTCCATGAAAACACAAACACGGTGACACTTGGGTGTTCGCACACATTCGGAGTCGGTGTTCCAGAAAACCTCATATGGCCATCGTTTGTTAAAGAACTAACTGGAATTGACGACGTGGTGAACCTCGGAAAACCTGGTTCGTCAATTGCCCTTCAGGTAAGAATGTTGGCCACTTACGTCAGAACCTATGGTGCTCCCAAAATGGTTCTTTGCAATTTCCCAGAAATTGTCAGGTATCAACATATAACCGAATCTGGAGAAATAGTTGATGGTAACACCTACATGGGTATGGCAGATAATTCTTATACGAATGAGCAAGCATCGACACAATCCATATTGGCGCTTGGAGATTTAGAAGCAATCTGTAATGCAAACGGGATTTTACTCCGCTGGCAAATGTGGGCGGGCACAGGTGAAAATTTTGAAGATAAATTGTTGAATAACTTTACCTCCTACGTAAAGAATAAGTACACCGCAAATTATCTCCATATGCACAACTTGTATACTGACTACGAGACAAATGAAATTTGCGGAGATTACTCGCATGATTCATGGCCAGAAGAGTGCTGTAGTGACTTGAGAAAGAGGTCAAACGGATGCTTCAATTATGGTTACGATAGGTATTCGGTCCCTAAAAAATACCAAAAACACGACTTAATTATTGAAAAAAATGAACTAGAGAAATTAAAAAAATCGACCTTGAATACTAGGGGCACTATACCAGTGGCTCATTTTGGCTCGCATGCCCATTTTCATTGGGCAAAAAACCTAGTCGACTCACTATGATGATAAATAGCAAAGCAGAACATGAACCGCCACAGCCGTTAATGACATGGGAGAGTGCCGGGTTCAAACACGTATCTTTTGAGAAATGCTATTCTCCGTATACATCGTATACATCAAACCTAAAGAGCGAATATGCTTCTCCGGAACTTCTTAGTTACTCTTTTAACATAAACAATTTTAGGTCAAAAGATTTTCATGAAGATACGGGGATTATAGCCCTTGGATGTTCGCACACTCTCGGTGTTGGTGTCCCGGAAAACTTCATATGGCCTTCGGTGGTTGGAGAATTAACTGGAATTGACGACGTGGTGAACCTCGGAAAACCTGGTTCGTCAATTGCCCTTCAGGTAAGGATGCTGGCCACATACATCCGAACCTACGGTGCCCCTGAAATAGTTCTCTGCAATTTCCCAGAAATTACCAGATACCAACATACGACGGAATCTGGTGAGATAGTCGATGGCCATACCCATGTGGGAATGACCGACAACTCCTACACGAATGAACAAGCATCGACACAGTCGGTAGTAGCGCTGAGCGAGTTGGAGGCAATGTGTGCGGCGAACGACATTGTGCTGCGCTGGCAAATGTGGACAGACACAAGTGAGTATTTAGAGTACAAATTTTTAGAGAACTTTAAATCTTACGTAAAGAACAAATACACAGTGAACTATCTTCAGCTGTATAACCCCTATGTCGATTATGAGACAAATGAAATCCTTGGAAATTACTCACATAACATGTGGTCGGGGGAGTGCTGTGTTGACCTAAAAAACAGGTCTAATGGATGCTTCAATTATGGTTATGACAGATATTTGGTACCCAAGAAGCATAGAAAGTTTGACCTGATTATCGAAGAGGTCGAACTGGATAGATTAAAGAAGTCAACCCTTCATTTTGAGGACAACAGACCCATGGGTCACTTTGGCTCACATGCTCATTGGCACTGGGCTAAGAATTTGGTTGAATCGTTGTAGCTGACAGAAGGAATAGGATTATTGCGAGTATGAAAATTGTTGAACCAGTCATTGTTGATTCATTTGAGTCAATCATTCAGAACATTGATGGCTACGTAGATGCTTTCAAGAGGAACGCACTGATTGTTTTTCGTGGCACTAGTATCTCTCGCTCCGAACAGCTGCTTTTAACAAAGATATTCGGCGACAGAATGGGCTGGTATCCAAACTCGTCAGAATTTGGTGAGCAAATTTGGTCATATGAAGAAAACCACTCACACTCAATGAATATGCACAACAGGCACAACATTAAAAAAGATGAAATACTTTTGTCCTGGCACCTTGAGCATATGGGTCACCACAACCCTGCAGTCGGGGCGACTTGGAATATGGAGAAGTTCAAGTGCGAAACCGGTGTTGGGAATACCTTGTTTGTGAACATCTCTGATGTATACGACATGCTCAGTGAAGAAGATGCCGATTTTCTCAAAAAATGCAAAGTGGCAGCGTTTTACGGTTGGGCGCTCGATGAGCCAGGGCGCCAACAGATTCCGGCACTCCATGATGCCGTTGAGATGTACGAACCGTCTGGCAGAAACGCCCTAAGACTCAGCGCCCTTTTTAAATACGATAGAGAGACCTATTACTTGCACAGCTTTGATGGAAGGCGGCCTTCAGATTACGAAGATGCACGATTTCTTGAGTTGTCATTGTTCTTTACAAAACAAATACACAACAACGAGGATATTCGACAGGTTCACGAGTGGAATGAGGGCGATGTAATCGTTGTTGACCTGTTCCTCATGGCACACGCCGTACTTGGCGGATTCAGGCCTGAACAACGCTTTTTCCACGGCCTATGGGCGCACCGGAAATCTGGCTCAAAGTATGATTAATTCAAATTTAGGTTGTTAAAAACCAAAAAATAGATACGCTCTGGTCCATGACGGAACCAAAAGTAGTTACAGCCACCGGAAAGTCAATCGGAATGGCAAAAAAGGTAAAACCAAAGGCAAAAGTTGATTACCCAGAGTTTTTGGAGAAGATACGAAACCCTGTGAGCAAGTGCGTAATGCATGATGACGCCACAAATGCGGCAGAACTAATAGAACTATGGAAAGGGCTCGCTACAAGGCTCCACAATGCGATTGTGGACGATTCTACGGGCACCGTCATTGGGGAGTACGCAATGGCACTGCATGAGGAGTCGAGAATCATCAACTCACTGAGCTGGCAAGGAACCAAAAAAGACTAAATATGACAAATCAAATCCCAAATAGAAAGCCAATCAAACAGGGCAGCCAGGCCTATGTTGTCATGTGTTATGCAAAGATGAAAAAAGGCTGGTTCACTCGTGCTGATTACCGGAGCTTCCAACTCAACAGGAAGGACTACATCAATCATGTTGAGGAGTCTTTCAAGCATCTGGCAAGAAGCGGCTGTCTGGAAGAGACAGGGTCAAAAGGACAAGAGAAATACAGAATCACGCTCTATGGACAGCACGTTCTCCAGCTCACAGGACAAACAAGAAAGAAACAAGAACACGACGCCATGAACGCCAGAATGACAGCAAATGGATACAAGTCAAAATCGCTTGCTGAGTTCAGAGTTCTGGATAAATTAAAACGAAACGGCGGGGACTTGTAATCTAGGCGACGGGTTTCCCCGCGATTTTTTTATTTTTGGCCCTCTATTGGATAAATTTAAACAGCAATAGCAAGCTGTTATATATTTTGTAGCTACCACGCATAACGAAACTGAGAAAAACGGCGCGCCAACTTTCAGTTAAATTTATCCTGGTTTGCCACGTCTTCTGTTATATTTACACCTAGAGGAACAACACAATGGCACTTATGGACACAGAGAGAATCAAAGCTCTCCATCTACAAAAGAAACAAACTCTTACACTCACACTGCAAGAGCTCTCCTTTTACACCGAAACTCAGTACAAGACTTTCGATAACTGGATTAAAGAAGGGTTTATCCCCCCCGCCTACATACAGACAGGTGTCTCAGGCTATGACAGAAGCTTCACCTATGAAGGATGCTTCATTGTTCTACTCCTTGGACAGTTAGAAGAAGCCGGTTTTGGGACTCAAAAAATGAGAGAACTCATGCGGACGTTTCTCAATTTGATGGAAGAGCCATATGGCTACATAGCTACAAACATCACAAAGCCTGAAGACATCATTCATGTTGACGGAAACTACGCAGAGCTATCTGCAGCACTCAGAGAACACTTCAGGTATGGCGACTCATCACCGATGACCATATACGACCTCAACAAGCTGCATATCAAACTATTAGACATTGCATTCGATGCTGAGATGCGCTGGGAAGTCAAGACAGCGGTCATGCACTTAGGCGAGAAGGCGGACTGGACGAACATAGGAGAGCTTGTGACGCCGATAGACGACATGGAGGCCTACCAGGCAGCAAAAGGCAAGAAGAAGACCTCTAAGAGCCGCTTTAGATAAATCTAGTTGAAATACGGTGAAGTGAAAAATTTGGAATACGGGTGCCCACCAAGGGCGAACAGGTGTTCGAAGAGCCCCGCCTACCACTCTGGAAGGCGTTTTGTAAATCTGATATCGCATACGCTATGCTTACCGTAACTACTACACAAGGGGGCATTATGGTATACAACGCAAACGACTTTGGTGACATAGCAAAAATTGCTAGCGACCTAATCACGGCGATACACAACACAACACGCAGTGGTGACAGCAATTCACAAACATTGCCTGATGGGTTGCGTGGGTTGCTCAACTCGCAAGGTTCGTTAGTCGCCGACTTAGTGAAGTTGGCAGAGTGGTGTGACGATATTTATTACGCACACGCAGTCGCTAGTACGAAGTAAAGCGACAACGACAATGGCACGAATACGCAACATAGTTCACCTAAGCGATACGCCACTGAAAGCAATTGACTTAGTTCGCTTATTCCCTGACGCAATTTACAACGCAAGCCGTAACGCATACAGCATAGGCAACACGCTATTCGTTATGCCTAAGTTCACGCTTGACAGCAGTGACTACGCAGTGGATAGCAACGATACGCAAGGCAATGACTAATGAGTGGTGAGACAGTGCTTGAGTTATTCTGCCTAGCAAGTATCGCCCTTATCTATTTCGCACTGAAGTTGAGAGAGTATGACTAACGCAAGGCACACGGGTAGCATACGGGTAACACCTACCTACTTACCTACCTACTTACTTACTCGCTTACCTACCTACTCGCTTACCTCGTTGCTTACTCTTACCTACTTGCTTACCCCATTTAGTAATTCTGATATCACCTACCCTACGCTTACACTATGACTATTGAGAAAGATAGACGCAGGTACGCAGTGGTTGAGTGTCCCTCTTATGGTGACGCTTGGAGTATGTGTCGCTATGACTTACCTAGTCACTACGAACACCGTTCTACCCTCGTAGGCTGTATGAGGTTTATCGCATACAACGCCTATGACGCATTTGACTATGTAGTAGTTCGCTTACACCTTGACGATACCTTTAGCGAAGCCGACATAGTGTGGACGCCTTGTGACTACGACAGTGATGACTTTGTATCGCACTATCGCCGTAAGCGTGGAGAGTACGCACTATGAGCAACGCAGTGAAGTGTGACGCTTGTGATGAAGTCAAGCTCGTAAGTCACCCGACAGCAACAACACTAGACAGTGGTTGGTGCTTACCCTATGAAGCATTTGGTTTCTATGGTGGTTTCACCGACAACCTTGAGTTTCTAATGTCTGATAGTGAACCTAAGTCGTGGAATATCTGCCACGCTTGTATCGTCAAGTTACTAGAGACATTCCCACTACTAGCGAAGTCGCTAGAGAAAGGCGCACACCCTAGCCCCTATGAGCAAAAGCCTTGTTGCGATTACGCTTGGAGTTTCACCAATGAGGGAGAGACAGTGTTCGCCAGTGGTGGTGAGTGGATAAGCGAAAAAAAGTGAAAAAATTCCAATGCCTACGGGTAGCCTTACGGGTAGCCCATACCGAGAGAGAGTTACTATGAAGCAAGCACGAACCTTTATCGCATTAGCCCTAGCCCTATCGCTATCGCTACCCCTTGTCACTATCACCGAAGCGAGAGCAAGTGAGTGTAGTGAGCCGAGAGAAGCACCCTCGTCACAGCAACCGACAGTCATAACGATTATTGACACCGAGATAGGCACTGAAGCATTTGAGAGATTAGTTACCTATTCCAATGGTGGTCATAGCGCACTAGGTAAGGCGATAGCGAAAGCGCACCAATGGTTCGCAGTGTGCGAATATGTCGGAGTTGGTATTGGTCACGGTTCAGGTGGCAACGGCTATCGCCCTAACTTTATGCTCGCCCTATGGCGTGACGGAATAGATACCGCCCTCGCTCGTAGTGCCGTCTATCAGTTGGTTGGTGCTAGTAGTAATCCAGTAGTCACCAATGGCGACTGTTCAGTTAGTTGTAATGAAGCCGTGAGCGAAGCACCTACGACCACGACTACGACTACGACTACCCTCGCCCCTACGACTACGACAACGACTATCGCACCCACGACTACGACAGTCCCTGTATCCGAGACAGCCGAAGCAGTAGCAGACAGTGAGCCAGTGACAGTGGTTGAGAGTGAGCCAGTGATTACCGAAGCACCTACGACAACGACAACAACGACAGTGCTAGTGGTTGAGAGTGCTAGAGCGATTACCGTGACAGTGCTACCCACGCCAAACAAATCAGTGACAGTGAGCAAGCGCACCGCCCCAAAGAAGCAAGTCACTAAGAAGTCACCAAAGAAGCGCACCGTCACTAAGTAATCCACCTGCCATTACCGAACAGCAAGCTCGAAGCCCCGGCATAGGTAGTGGCAACACACTCACCCTGCCACCTACTAATCCCTATGAGGTTGGCGCAGTGCCTACGGGTAGCCCTACGGGTATAACCCAATGCCCATAAGGCTCGGAAATCCTTGACCTTTGTCACAAACTACCCTAGTGTAATTAGTACCTACTGAAAGGGGCAGACAATGAACAACCACTACACAAACCGACCAAGCAAGCGTGACCTGATTACACTCCCACTCGTATTCCTCGTGACGATTATCGCAATGATTATCTCAATGCGAGGCGACGAAAATTATCGTTGCGATATTGACCGAGTAATCGTTCAGGAAGGCGATACCCTAAGTGGCTTAGCAGTCAAGTGGTGTCACGGCAACACACTGAAAGCGACTGATGACCTAGTGGCGAAGTACGGACAAGTAATCCGAGTGTCTCAAGAAGTGAGGTTTGACAAGTGAACACAGAAGCGCAGATTAGTTACGAAGTAGCGAGAGACGGCGCAGTGCTTGAGAGTTTCGGCACTTACTACGAAGCCGTTGCTTATCTACACAAGGCACAGCCCCACTCAATAAGTTGGGCAACCGAACACGAAGGCTACACGATTACCGAGAAGGTACTAAGTGACGGCAAGTGGCGTGACCTCGCAGGCGTTATGCACCAATATCTAGTAGACGGCGCACCTGATGAAGCACTGAAAGCATACGCAGAGTTCGTAGACGACAAGAGGCAGTGAAAAGCCGGGGCTTATAGCCACCACGCCACCTATACAACCACACAAACACGGCACAAGTCGTATTTCTGTGAAGTTCGCAAGTGCCTACGGGTGTCGTACGGGTGACTTGACAAGTACTATGACTATCCCTATACTTAGGTAGGTAAGTTACTACTAACAAAGGGGAAGCAAGTGATAGAAATAATCGCAGTACTCGTACTACTAACAATGACAGCAGTCGTATCGTTCGGCTTAGGTAGTGCCGTTGGATACAAGGCAGGTAGAAAGGTGACGCAGTTTCAGACCGTCAAGCGAGGCGCTGAAATTGTCGCACCATATGCTCGCCAGTTATTTGGTCAGTTCGCTACGCCAGTCACTAAGTCAAGTGATGACTGGCTAACCAACGAATACAACTAACAAAACGAAAGCGAAGGGGGTAGGTGTCACAGCCTGCCCCCCTTTTTGTTATGTCGAGATAGCCCCGGCATACACTGTGAGGCAGGGGGCGAGTGTATGCTTGCCTTTAGATAAATCTAACTAGAAGTAACAGCGAGAGGCACGAAGTTATGGCGCATATGCTAGAAGTAGACACTAAGGGCGTAGCGAAAATGGCTTACGCAGACCGTGAAGTCCCGTGGCATAGGCTTGGAGTGCCTATGAAGGGGCTACAAACAGCAGAGGCAATGCTTCAGGCGGCGCAAGCAGACTTTGATGTCGTCACTACTAAAGTCGCAGTCGTAGACGCAGAGGGCAACCTAATCAGAAATCCTGATAATACGCCAGTCGTTATTGAGGACAGTCGGGCAACCGTGAGAGTGAACCCCGACGGCACTTTTGACGGACTTGCTACGGTTGGCACTCGCTATGTCGTACAGCAAAACCGTGAGTGCTTGGAGTATGCCCTCGCAATAGTCGGGGCTTCTAAGGGCGACGCAGTAGTAGATACTTGTGGCGTACTTGACGAAGGTAGAGAGTTCTTTAGTTCGCTTGACTTGGGGCAACTCGTCATAGACCCTACGGGTATCAACGACAAGATAGACCGTTACTTGCTAGTTCGCAACGGACACGACGGTAAGACGGCTATCACCTTTGCCAATACCTCAATTCGTGCGGTGTGTAAAAACACGGTAATCGCAGGGCAGTCGTCGGCTCGTCGGGTATTCACGGCACGACACACTCGTAACGCTGATAATGCTATTGAGGAAGCGCAAAAAGTCCTAGAAATATCAACGGAGTGGGCGAAGTCATTCCAACTTACGGCTAATCGCTTGCTTGCTATCAACGTTCCACCACGAAGTGCGCAACTCGCAACGATACTTGACAAGGTATTCCCGAACGAAATGAACGGTACGGAGAGACAAAAGAAAAACCGTGACGGGGTAGTGGCATTAGTTCGTGGCGTGTATGACAACGAACGCAACGCAGGTGGCTACGGGTATAACGGGTGGAGTGCTTACAACGCTATTGCTGAATACCTTGACCATTATCGTGACGCAAAAGCAGATGAACGGGCGCTTGCCTCAATGAACAACAACTCGTGGGTGACACAAAAGAAAGTGTTAGCGCAAGAAGTTATTCTGTCTTTGGCTTGACAGTTGCCACAAGTATCATTGATTACTAGAGCCCCGGCGCAACGGAAGGCAGGCTAATGGAAGACGACTTTGAGTTTGACAGTGAAGACGGTGATATTCCGTCAAAAGAAGAACTCGCCGTATGGCTGAGTGAGTTTATGACGCACACTGCCGAAGCCGAGACTATGTATCGTGCGCATTTTTGTGACTTAGTGACTAATCGTGTCTATAACGAGTTTGGATTTGAGGGTCTTTGCGAACTGTTGCTTAGCATTGACAAGCGGGGCCATTGGATTACCGACATAATGATAGAAAACAACGATATTGACGACATCTTGTTCAGAAAGTACGGCGTGTTTGACAGCGACAGCATAAAGAAAGCACGAAACACTGACGCAATGGCTGAAATGAACCAAAAAGTATGGAAACTGCGCAGAAAGTACGCAAAACTAATTGCTGACGAACTTATGGGCAGAGTTCCAACCAAAGAAACCGAGTAAGCCCCGCCACACGCGCAGGCGAGGGACAAGGGTTGCCAGCCCCAGCCCCTGCCTCTGTGGGTTACTCGCCCCACGAGTGGTTGTGGTGAAACCAAGCGATTTGCGCCTCGCTTGACAAGCCACCACCAGCGACGTAACTCATAATGAATTCCGCCCGCTGTTCCTCCTCGCAAAGGCTTCGCTGTAACTCAAAGAATTCCTCCTCTGAAGCGAAACCCTCCTCTTGCCACTGTTCCATTTTGCTCACCCCCTTTCATTGGGCTCGTTTGCCTTACGGCAACGTAAGCCTAGTAAGCCCGATATCAGATTTACAGAACGGAAGCGAGTGCGGGGCTTATCGATATCGGTTGAGTAAGTCAAGTACCAACTGCGTAGCGTTGCCACCTTCAGCGAACTCTCCACCCTCAACTGAAGCGTTCACTACCTTGCGCTTCTTTTCTATGAGCGCATAGATTTCCTCGTCAATAGTCCCGTCAACGAGCATATAAGTAGTCGTAACGCTTCCTGTCTGCCCAATTCGGTGAAGGCGTGAGTAAGTTTGGTCTAGGTCTGCTGGCGTGTATGGCAGTTCTACAAAGAGTATGTCTTGCGAGGCTGTAAGCGTGTGACCAGTTTTCGCTGCCTGAATAGATAACACAATAACTGGCGCAGTCTCTACGGGTTCGTTCTGAAATCGTGCTTTTTGTGCTTCCACTTCCTCAACCGACATACCACCCTGAATACGAAGGTTGCCGAACTTTC